AATAGAGCTGGTATTCGACGCCCTTTTCCAGCGCGATGCTGCCCATGTCCAGCACCACGTCGTTGTAGCCGCGGACAATGTCGGTGAACTTGTCCACTAGGGCGGTCGTGGAGCCGTATTTGCGCAGGACGGTGCGCATCGTACCCGGCACATAGCCCTTGACGCGGAATTCCAGCGAGCGGAGCAGCAGGCCCGCTTTCTTGGCAGTCAGCGGCATAAAGAACTCGTACTTGGCGGGATAAGTGTCCCACGCGGGGATGTCGCCGCTTTCATTTTTCGCAGTAACAACTTGAATGTTTTGCTGTACAATCCTTGCAGAATAAGATGCGCCAACGATTTCAGCAAGTTCTTTGATTCCGTTTTCAATGCGGTTGTAATCCGTATAGCTCAGAGCGCCCTTCATGCCTGCGGCCCACTCGGCCTGTTCTTCCTCTGTCCATGTGCCGCTTCTCGCCTTTGCGGTCAGCTCTTTTACCCGGTCTATATCTGCCTGCGTTCGGTCTGTAATCCATGTTGCCATGTAATCACCTTTCAAAAAACTAATTTGCCATTGACATCTATTTGTGTGGTTTCGGGCAGGGTAAACGAAGGATGTGCGCAATAATAGAGCAAATTAGGCCCAATGGAAGCCGTATGACCCCACAATACTGAAAATCCAGAACTTCCATCGATGACAGTGTCTTCAAGAGTTGTAACCATCCTACTCAGAAAATCTTTACGGTCACTGGAATGGTAGTAAGAGGCATACTCGGCACTATAAAGGAAAGGAGTTCGAGTGAACACACGGCAGCTACCATCAGTGATAGCTGCGTTATCAGCAGCAAGCATGGATTCCAATATGCCCTTGGCCTGCGGGAACGAAGTTCCTTCATTGTATTTATAGTCAGGAGAGTTCTTTGTCCAGCCAAAAACGTCATTGCCTTTGCAATCGCCTCCAAATTCATGCGCAGAAGGCAAAAATACAGCTTTAGACATAGTGCTCACCTTGCTACTTCCAACAGAGAAATCCATAGCAGTAAAGCCGGGAGTGTAATAAAATGTAGTGCTGCCAATCGCTTCTTTTTGTGCCGAAGAGAAGGTATTGAGATACTCGCCATTAAGCCATGTATTTATATCGCTCTGTGCATAAGCAGACCAACTGGAGTCCCAATTCATAAGGGTTGGATAACGCTTACGAATTAAAAGCGTACGTCCTACCCCGTTCAGCTCGCTCTCATAGCCATGCTTGGCAACAATGAACTCCACGACGTTGTTACCCTCGTCCATGAGCACTGTCTTACCCTCCGGAATATTGGAAAGATAATATTCAGTGGTGAGGAACGAACAGCTGGCAGAATTGCCGCCAGCAGAAGCAGTAACGATAGCCGCGCCGGGGGAGTTCCATTTGACCTGACAAGTGGATTTTCCCTCTGCGTTTGTCAGAACGTGAAGGGAGACGATTCCTTCGGGAGAAGCTGCCCAGTTGATTTTAGGAGAGTCAATAGAAGCAGGGGAGAGGGTGGCAGACAAAATAACGGACTCGCCCCAATCGAGCTGTTCGTTGGTATGGTCAAGAGAAATAGCCTGAGCATCTGCCATCATGTACCCCTCTACAGTACCTTTGAAACACCCATTGAAAGTGTACTTTACATTGGTTGCCAGCAAGACAGCATCGTAATTGAACTGATGATGAATCTTTACCATATCAAGGGCGTCAATAGTAGGGCTTGCCCGATAGGTAAGAGAAGCCTTGCGACGGTTGGAAAGGACTCCATAAGACTCTGTAAGAGCATTCCTGGATTTTGCAAGGATGTCCTTTGTGAGCAGAACATTGCTCAAAGTCTGGCTGACGCCTTTGCCCGAAGGGCTTTCGGGATAAGCGTAGGTAACGCCACCTGCGGTGGTCACCACGTTGAGCATATTTTGAGCAAAGGTGATTTCCGGCCAAGAATAATTGTTCAGTACTGGAATGTCCAACACGGGATTGGATGTATCGGCTCCGTAGACTCTGTTAATTTTTATCACGCCATCACGAGTCTGGTACAAAGCCATTCCAGCAGCGTTTGCCGCAAGCTGCAAAATATCGGAATTGTGATAAGTAGACTCATCGCTTGTAATGTCGGTGGAGTAATCTTTCAGTTCATCCGAAATATTAAAGGTGATTTCATCCGCTTCCAACAGCTCCAAAGCATCGTAGCACATCTCATAGAGCGTGCCGTATTTTCTTCCGGTGTACTTCGTGCTAGATAGATACAAGAAAGCGTCTCGCGCCTGAAAGGACGCCTCAATACTGTTGGCAGGGACGCTCCACTCCGACAGGAAGAACATTCCTCCGCTCACCCATTCAGTCTTTCCATCAACATCCATTCCATAACGAACGGTGACAGGCTGGCGCTCATAGATGTACTTGTAAATCCCTTGAGGGTTTACGGAGTCCCATGTGCGGTCACTGTTGTCTAAACTAAAGGAAATCGACTCCTGAGAAAGCTGCCCGGAGATAGGGTCTCTTGCAGAAGAATGGCTGTAGGACAAGATTTTGGTCTTGTCAAACACCAGATACCTTCCGATTTTCACTTGTTCGACCCTTACTCTTCGGTCGGGGAGACACCACTTCAGCACCTCTAGCTCTACAGCATCAAACCCGGAAAGTTCTACTTCAACGTCAGAACGAATGGATTTGTTTCCGTTCACAGTCACGGTTTTCAGCTTTTTGGCCCCAAGATATGCGCTGACCGAAAAATCTGTAGCGTATTCGTTAAACGCTGTAGACCAGCAAATTGAAACACCGGGAATCGAAGATTTGTTTTCGCTCGGAAGCTCAAGCCGAATAACAGGGTGACTTGAATCGTCAAAAATCTCGGCGCTCAAAAAACCAGTAGTTCCATACGGAGGGGAAGAAGGAACGATGCTACAGCTTCCATCAAGAACAGTGAGATTGGGCTCTCCTGTGGAATATCTCGAAATGGAAGCGTTATCAGAAAGCGCAATATTGTGAAAGGTGGAGAACGGGGCTGCCGATGACGTGACGATGGTAGCTTTTTTATTGATGCCAGGTTCAGTGATTCCGCAGGTAATCTCTACAAAAGATTCCGGAACAAGGGTTTCGTTAAATTTTTCTTTCCACTTATCGGAGACTTCAACCATACGTCATACCTCTACAAGAGAAAGTTTGCACCCTGTCCATCCCATCACGCCACCGGTTTTTGGCCCTCTACGCCACATGCCGCCGGTGCGGTCGGAGACATACATCTGGCGCGTGGTATAACCGGCTGTGGCTTGGTTATAGAATTTAACAGTGCAGTAAAAATTCGTAGTGAAAAGACTCAAGATGTCGGCCCACTGCCGTGCGGTGAGGTAGTTCCAAGACATGGAGACCTTTGCCACATCATGCCGCACGACAGAACCAACAACCTTGCCCTGAACATTTCGCCCAGAGTCCACGATCGTGCTAGTCGTTCCCTCGTAAGAGGACGGTTCCGGTAGCTCTACGCCGTTCACCGTAACCAGTGCAGGAATATTGGCCATCTGAACCATCCTTTCTTAGTAAGAGTAAACTTCGGTACCCATAATGGACATGCCACGTTCTTTCTGCGTTTTTTCAACGGAAGCAGTGAGCTGCTTGCCATCAAGGTAAACTTTCACGTCCCTGCCATCAGAAATTTCTTCTCCGTAGCGCTGCCATATATCGAGGAATGCATTGTAGCAGCCATTGTACACAGCATCCCTCATCTCTTCGGAGTTTCCACTTGCGGCAGAATAGGTGCCACTATACGAACCAGACCCATAGGTAGAGTCATAGCTGGATGTGCCAGCATACTGAGAGCTGTCGCTATAGTTAGAACGGCTGATACTGCCAATAATGCCTGCGATAGCAGCGGCAATCGCCACGCCACCGGCAACCATTGCAAAGCCAGTAGGAATGCCAAGCACGGACAACGTGCCACCGATCGCTTCCAGCATGGCGGTAAAAGCGCCGCCAATCGTAGTAATCAAACCAGCTACGCCAGCAAGCATCTTCGGGAACTGGCTCAGTAAGCCACCAGACAAGCCTTTACTGATTGCAAGCGCTGCGGTCGAGAGCGGAGTCTTCGATTTAGTGAACACGCTGGTAATGTTTTCGACCATTTTTGCCGTATTTTGTGTGGCAGCGCCAAAATTCTGAGTCAGTGCGCTCACCAGATTTTTGCCAATGGTAGCGGCTGTATTCAGCAGAGAAGAAGCTTGGTTTTTCAATTCTTTGCTCAGTCTGCCAAGCAAATCGCTTGCAACGGACTTGACGCGTTTACGCTGCTCATCGCCTATAGCGCCCCAAATGCCAGCGGCAATGGTAGTGCCGACCGTTTTCCAGTCGCCACTCTGCGCGGCCTGAATGAAGGTCTGCACTGTGCCGAAGAAGTCGCTCTGCAAGCCGGAGTCAAGTTCCTGCCACTTGCTGTCCAGACCGTTGAAGAAACCATTAACAAAATTCGTTGCGGTGGTCGTGCCATAGTCAATCATTTCGTTGCCCTTCTGCTGAACAACGTTTGCCAGATTGGTCATAGCTTGTTCGACGTAAGGAAGTGCTGCAGTGATACCGTTTGCAAGACCTTGATCGATAAATTCACCAAAGCGTTCAAATAGAGCGGAGGGAGAGTGAATTTCAGTATCGGTCGTGAACTTGTCAATGATAGCTTTGGCAAGTCCACCAACACTTTTCTTTGCATTCTCAATGCCTTTGTTGATACCATCGATCAAGCCCTGAACGATGTTTTTGCCATAGTCCAAAAATTTTGCAGGGAGATTTTTGATTGTATCAACCAAACTGTTCCAAGCCTTGTCCCAGTTCTCTTTGAATCCGGCCCACTTCTGGTTCCACCACTCGCCAACGCCAACAAACCACTGCTTCAGCCCTGCGCTGGCTTGGTCGAGTGCTTGAATGGGATGCTGCACAAACCCGGGAAGGCTTTCCCACGCGGTCTGAAAATTGGTCTTAAAGCCTTCCCACTTTTCATCCCACCACTCGCCAACGCCGACAAACCAGTTTTTTAAGCTCTCGCTTGCCTTGTCGAGAGATTCTGTAATTTTGTCCCAGTTTTGATAAATCGCAATCCCGACATCGGTCAGACCGCCAACAATCAAACCAATCAGTGTACCGATGCCTGTACCAATCGGGCCGCCAAGAGAGCCGATAATTGCACCAATACCTGCACCAGCCATTGTTGAGCCAAGCGGAATCAAAATTCCGTTTAACGTGTTTAAGCCATTTTTGACAGCATCGTAAACACCCGTTACAAACATAGGTATGCCGGTTACTACTCCGCCAACTGCTGCTCCAATAATCGCGCCAGCAGTAGAGCCGCCAGCCGCTTTAATGGCCGCTCCAACAGCAGTATTACCAAATCCGGTTACGATAAACTGAGCAATTCCTTTACCGAGAATGGCTGCGCCTGTAGTTCCAATCAAAGCACCAAGAACAATTTCAGCGAAATTTTTCCCATTTACGCCATTTTCAATCGCATCTTTAATGCCTGTAATTTCAAGAACGACACCTACTGTAAAAACGCCAAGACCCAAAACAATGGATTTCAGTGCATTCATTTTGGAGATAGCGTCTACAATATCCGTAATAAGATTTGTGAGCTTCCAAGCGGCAAGAGCGGTTGCTACAGTCGCTATAAGAGGAAGCATAGCCTTGATTTTCTGCTTTATAGCGTCAATCTGCTTTGCAAACTCTTCATTGTACTGCTTGAACATATCGTAGCCGGACAGGTCTACATCGCCCAAGATGTTGCCAGCAGATGCACCGCTGCCAGAACCAGAACTTCCCTGTGTTGGGTCAATGATATTCAGTTCATCAAAACCCATCGTGTAGTTCTTGAGGGCTTTGGCGGCTTTCTTTGTCGAATCGGTTGTTTCGTCCATTGCGTCACCGATGCCGCCAACACTGTCAGCACTTTTGGCAAAGTCAGTGAGCACGACTTTTACGCCCATCAGCTTTGCCACCCACTGAACGAACTCCCGGATAAGTTCAACTGCCGCAATCAGAGGAGGGAGAATGGATTTCATGGCAGGGTAAAGCAAAGAACCAACATCTCGCGCAAGACCAGACAACTGTGCTTTCAGAATGCGAATCATATTCGCAGGGCTGGAGAGCGTTCGAGCAAAATCGCCCTGTGCATCGGTGGTCTGCTTCAAAATTGCAATGTATCTCAAGGTAGCTTTATCTGCCTGAGAAAGCGTGGAAACCTGTTTATTAAAGCCAAGCGCAAGAAGTTCTTGCTGAAGTCTCGCTTGAGAAATATCAACGCCAAGCTGAAGCATTGGCTCAAGTTCGCCAGCCATAGCCGAACGAATCTTCGTAAACGCTTGCGAAATAGGAATATTTTTCAGCGAAGAAAGGTCATAGCCTAACTGGGTAAGGCTTTTAGACAAAGTATATGCTTGCTCTTTTGCAAGTCCGAAACTCTTTGTCATGCTATAAATGTTCGCCATAGCGTTCATGGCTTCTGACGGGTCGATTCCAAGCAATTGTTCCATCTTGTCAATGAAACCGCTTGCTTCGTTTGTCATGTCACCCATCGATACGCCAAACATATTAGCCGCTTCGTAGAAGTCATTGAACTTTGCAACAGCGTTGCCAAGATAATCAGCAATTGCTTTCAACGAAACCAACTTTGCCATGTTTCGCATAAAGCCGTTCATCTGATTGGACAGACTGAGATAGCTCTTACGCTGCTTTTCGTTGGCTGCGGTCACGCGGTTTGCCTGTGTGACCACTTTGCTCAACTGCGGAGGGAGCTTTGCAAAAGCATTGCCCACCTTGTCGAGCTGAGATGCAAGGGGAGTAAGGGCGACGGAAATCTTCTGGCAAGAACTTGCAAAAGAATCGAGGTCGGTGGCTTTCAGCTTATCGGTTAGGTCAGGAACCTTCCCAATCGCATTGAAAGCGCTACCAAGAGCTTTAAGGTTCGATGCGTCCAGAATGGACAGCGGAGCCAAAGCGTTAGTGAGCTGAGTAATGCTTCCAGACATGGAGTAAAAATCCACGCCGTTTAAGCCAGACACAGCCGCAGGAATCTTTTTGATTGCATTCACGACCGTGTTGATGCTCTTTGCGCTTGCGGTCGTGTTGACGTTGGAAAGTCCATTCAGAAAGCTGGTAATTTTGTCCAGCCCAGACATTCCAGCGGATGCCTGTTTCAGCGTTGCAATAGAAGTAGCCAGTTTGTCAAGGCTGTTCACAACCTTTGTGACGTTGCCTTTCGTCCGCAAATTAGAAATGGCGGCAGCGAGCTTGTCGATATTAAGCTCTGCGCCCTGCGATTCCGCAGAAATCTCTACGGATAAGCTCGTAATATCAACATCAGCCATCACTACCACCATCACTTTCCATCATAGAGAACATCATTCTCTTGATTCGCTCCTGCGCCTCAACTGCGCGTTGGTATTCATACTCTTCTTTCTCCTTTTGAGTAAGGGGAATCGGTCTATCCATGTACTTGATAGGCTTAGACCCTTTCTTTCGGAACATATTGCCAACTGTAGAGGAAAGCGCAGATGCCATGTAAAAGCCGTTTCTCCATGCTTCTGCGTTGGCTCTGCGCTCACGCAACTCCTCTGCATCACGGTATACCTTTGCCAGCCAGACATCGCCGTGCCAGAACTGGTCATAGGTCATGCCGATGGAGATGTAATAGGCTTCTACATCGTGGAACAGCTTGGAGAAGGAGAATGGCTCTTCCTCTCCGTCTGTTTCTTGAGATTGTGCGGTTACACAATCTCCCACGTTGCGTTTTTTGCGGTCTTGTCCTCAGTATCAGTTGCCAGCAGAGACTTAGAAGCGTCCATGAACATCTCAAGCAGAACGCCCATCAGGTCTTCCTTATCCTCGATGTGCTGGAACATCTCGTCTACGACCTTGCGCTTGATGCCCTTGTTCCGTGCGATAAAAGCGCCGTAGAACAGGGCACGGGAGTTGGACAGCAGATTGGTCATCTGAGTGTACTGGCCAATCTGAAAACCTGCACGTTCGGTAGCTTCCACGCTGTCACGGGTGAAAGTCAGCTCATAAGTGTTCTTGCCATCGGGGGAATGAAAATTGATAACCTTTGCAGCCATAATAAATGCTCTCCTTTATAAATAGGGGCAGAACCAAATCCGTTGTTCAGTTCTGCCCGGTTTGATTGATTCGATTTTTGCGGTTTAGCCGCCATTGATGGTCAGCGCCTTAACGAACTTCGGCTTGGTGTGGAAAATGCAGTTGATGGTCATTTCCACAACCTCATCCACGCCAAAGCCGGACAGACCAACCTGATGCATACCCTGCCAAGTGAAGCCGGAGCCGTCCTGCATCTTAATTGCATAGTACTTGTCGGGGTTCTCTTCGGCAGATTCATCGTAGCCAGCTTTCTGAACCGATTCGTAATCTTCCTTGTTGTAGTTTGCGGTAAACGCCTTAATATCGGACTGGTTAATACCAAAAATCTGCTTCTGCATCGGATCAGACAGGGTGGTGGCATCCAGAAGGTTCGGATCGGAAATCATATCCGGGACATCCTTGATGTCACACAACTTCGTCAATGCAGACTCGGTAGCACCACAATACAGGGTGGTATTCAAACCGGAGATAGCAGTACTCATAGAATGTTTACCTCCTTAGTTTCGGTAAATCATTCCGTCCTCTCCGATTGTTGCCCCATAGCTGCAATCAATCCGATAGACGGAATTGTTGTACAGCCCATTCAACGGGGCAAACGATTTTCGATAGAAATTGAGCGGTTCTAATACAGAATCCACGATGTCCACAATGGAGCGCGCTTCTGCAATGCGTCCGCTGGTTTTGTTGGAATAGACACGCACACGCAGGGAAACGGCAGCATACTTGCTTCGACTGGCAGAATCCCGATGAACCGGGAGATTGCTGTTTTCCTCTATCTGCACACACGGAAACTTCTTGACGTTGCTGTCGTTAATTTCACCGGTGACAAAGATGCCGGGGACTTGTTTCCGAAGTTCGGTCGCAACGGCTGTGAAGATGGGATTGAAATAATCAATCAACTATTCCAAACCTCCCTCCACGTTGCTTCAACTTGAGAAGCCATTTCCTCAACAGCTCCCCACATAGCCATAGCTGGTTCGTTACCGCTGGTGTAATTCAACTGTCCCTTGCCGGGAACGGTATCCACATAGGTTCCGGCATTACCGGGGTCACCGTAGTAGTACCAACGTCTGCCAGCACCCTTGCCTTGACCATAGGAGCCATGCGCACCAACACCGGGCGGCAGTTCGCCGCCATATCCGTTGTGATGTGCGCCAGTGCCAAACTCTATAAAGGCAACCGCCTTGCCCTCAGCAACGATAGTACAGGCGTTTCCGTTTTGCTCAACATGACAAGAAACATCGTTGCTACCAGCATATTCGGCATTAACAAATCGGACTTTCGCAACATCAAGTCCCTTGTCAGCCAACGCCCTCGCAAGCTCCTGTGCTTTTTGATTCAGGGCGGTCTTGTACTCCCGTATCTGACGCTCAGCATCACGAAGTCCGGCATCGCTCAACCTCACCTTAATTTTCACTTGCAGCCACCTCTTTCAGTGCGTACAACGTGTCCGTGATATGCTCTGCGACTTTGACCACAATGTAGTTAAAGGGCTTTGAAACGTCCGTCTGAAACCAGACGTGCGTACCTTCATAAAGCGGTGTGTTGTGCTTTTTGCTGGACGAACTGACAACGTAGCTGTAATCCGTGAATGCTCCAAAAGGGTTTGCTTCCGCAGCGCCGGTAGGCGGACTGACGTTCAACATCAGCTTTGCGGGGTCGCTCCACGATTCGTATGCGGATTCGCCAGTCTCGTTTCCCCACTCGTCCACAACAGGTTCTTTCTCGCCGATGGGGTTTGAATACCACAGCGGACGCTTGTCCAGCGGGCTTCCATTGAACATCAGCCGATAACACCTACTCTCGGAACCACTTCGTTCAGCAGGGACTGCGCCACATCGGACGATTCCCACACACGAGTAATGCCATTATTGGTATAGCTCGTCTGTCCGTTTGCGCCGATATGGTTGTACAGTTCCGCTGCAATGCGTATCTGCAACGACTGATACTGCAAGGGCAGCTCGTCCGGTCTGTTGCCGAAGGGGTAGCCCTGTGCAAATATCTTGTCTTTGGCGAAATCAAGCAGCAGGTCGAAGAGTGGGTAGTCCTCGTCCGTGATTTCACGGTCAAGTGCTGGGGCAATGTACTGCCCCAGCTTGACTGCCGCTTCGGAATACTGGTCTCCCATGCTGCCTTCCTCCTTTCGCCTCAGGTTTTCTTTTCATCTGCCTGCTTTTCAATGCACTCGCCATCTTTTCCAAGAAGACAATACTTGCAGAACTCGTTATTATCACCCTTGAGATTACATACTCGCTTGCGTTTACGAGCCTGATTCATGGCGTTTGCGGAAGCGGCAATAATGCCGCACATAGGTACAGGCATGATGTTTCTCCTTAGTAAGCCTTGATGCAGTACACAGCGTCCATGCGCTCAAAGGACGGCAGGACGATTTCGGAAGCGTAGACGTTGGCATTAACCGGATGAACGGTCAGCTCGGTGGTGATGGCAACGCCGGTGTTCACGATGGACACGGATGCACCAGACTGGCCAGACAGCAGGTCGGCTTCCTCAGGAGTAGTGCCGTACCAGACATTGCCCAGCGCGCCAGCGGGGGTGATAACCACCATGCCGTCAGGCAGATACTTCTCGCTTGCACTGTACTGGTCTGCCTTGAACATCTTGTCGTACAGATGAATCTTCAGACCGGTTGCAGATTCGATAATCTGCCGTGCTTCAGCGTCCAGCAGAACGGCGTTTGCCTTTGCGGTGACGGTCATGAACCGGTTCTTCACCTCATCCGCAGCAATCATGTTGCGGAAGGTAGAGGTGTTCATGTACACCTCAGTCACGACTTCGCCCACGCTTGCCAGAATAGCGTCCTTTGCGGCGTTCAGGTCTGCAATGGGAGTTGCGGTGGTGACGTTCCACTTAGACTTTGCGACGGAGACTTCCTTGTAGTTGGTGGACTTCCAAGTGCCGTCCGGGTCGTAGTTGTAGGTGTAGTTCACGCCGTTTGCCTTGATGGTAATGCCGGGAACGCCATTGGTGGGAGCCAGCAGCTGCCAGATCATGCGCTCAGGAACGATACGTGCGCCAGTGATAAGCTGTGCGGTGTCATCGTACAGGCGATTCATCACGTCACGGGCATAGGGGTCGTTGCTGTCCAGGACACGAAGGATTTCCTGACGGTCTTTCTCGCCCAGATGGTAGCCCTCACGGAAGAACGGCATCTCGGTCTCATCAAACTTGAATCCCTCACGGGTGCGGAACGTAGCCTTTGCGTCAAATGCGCTGGGCATCAGGGACACGCCAACGCCCTTGTGACCACGCAGCCACTTCAGGTCGAGACCGGCCTTCTTCTTTGCAGGGAACAGTGCGTCAGATGCGAAAGGCATCGCATTAGTGGGGTCATTCGTCCAATAGGCGGCAATCGCAGCCGGGGCAAAGACTTCCTTAAGATTCAGTGCCATGTTGTTTTACCTCCTATTAAGCGTTCACGCTGATGTTGTCACGGCAGAAGATGCCAGGGATGGCAGTTTTGAGTGCAGTAATCGCATCAGAATCATAAGTGAAACCAGAGCTTGCAGCAGCTTTCTTGGTGTCGATAACGCCACGAATCAGCAGGGAAGCATTGGGGTTCTCTGCCGGGTCAACGTCATACAGCAGAATGCCATCTGCGGTGGCGGAAGTCGCCTTCTTGCCCGCTTTGGTCATGGGATAGCCAGCCTTAACCGCAGCAGTTTCGGTCACGGTAAAGGGAATGGCAGTGTAGTCATTGGAAGCAAGGATGGTATCGTTGATTCCGTTGACCGTGTTTCGGGTAAACTTCATGTTTTCCTCCTTGTTAATGGAAAGCACTCATTGCGTCACTCGATGCCTTAGAAGTATTTGCGTTCTGCTGTGCAAGGCTCTTAGCAAACGCCACGCCTTCGCTGTCAGAGCCGCCCTTGCCATCCGCACCCGGAGGCGTGGGCATATCCTTCAGCAAAGAAGCCTTGTATGCGGTGTCATGGGCGGTCATAAACTCCGACTGGAACTTAAACACCTTGTCCATGTCGCCGTCAGCCAGTGCAGATGCAGCTTTGCCAGCCAGTTCAGCGTCATAACCCTGTGCAACGAACTTCTCACGGTAAGATGCAAGGGTCTTTTCCTTGACGAGATTTTCCTTGTCGGCAGTCAGGGCTTCAATTTGCTTCTGCATCTCTGCCAGCTTGTCAGCCTGTTCCTGTGCGGCATTCTCGTCATCGGTACGCTTTGCCTTGAGCTGCTTCTTGTACTCCGCAGCTTCGCCATTAGCTTTCGTCACGGCGTTGCGCAGCTTCTCGACCTCTGTGTTAGGGTCTGCAACCTTTTCAAGCGCAGAAATGATTTCATCGGCGGTCATACCCTCTTTATAGGCATCACCAAGCAACACATCGAGTTTCATATCGTTAATTTCCTCCTGCGTTTTTTTACCGTTGCTTCCCTGCAACGCTGCGAAATTTGTATCCCGGCTTCCCTGCCGGAATATGCAAAGGGTTATTCGCCCTCTGTTTCTTTATTGATGCTGTCAGCCTGTCCGCCTGATGTTTTGTTGACGTTAACAACTTGTTCAGGCTGTTGCTTCTGCGGTTTCGGAGCTTTCCCATCCTTGCCTAGCTTGCCAGCGGCAATCAGGAAGGGCTTACTCATTTCGTAAGCAGCCTGCGGGTCGGGGAACAGACCGGGCGTTGTGAACGCCAACTGCGGGTCAATTGGCTGCTGAATCATCTGTGCGAAAATCTGAACCTTGCTCTGCTGGTTATCGTACTGACGGCGGGGCAGCTTGATGTTGATGTCACTTGCCATCAGTTTAGAACCAGCCGTATCACGCAGGATTTTCAGCATCACAGACAGGCTTTGGCGTTCCGAGAACTTGAACATATTCTCGTACTGCTGCGCCCTTGCTTCTGTGTGATTCCAGCCGTTGCGGACGATAACTGCGCCCACGTTGTCAGACGTTGCATTCTCGCTACCAGTGGCACTAGGCATGGCAGTCAGGCTGCGGTACACGTTCAACATGGAATCAAGCAAGGTCTGGCTCTGCTGCTGGTCAAGCTCGTTTGCAATCTGCTTTACATCAGCGGCAAGACCAGCGGTAGACTTGATGGACATTGCGCCCATCTGCTTGACAGCATCCAGTGCTTCTTTATCAACAAGGCAGTTCACAAACACCATGATGGACTGGATGAACTGCTCCACGCCGTCCAGACGATTGCTTTCAAGATTGTTGATGGCATCCAGAACAGGGATAGCCGGTTCAAACAGGCCCATCCGCTCCGGGTTGAGCTTGTATTCGACCATCGGCAACATTCCAAGAGAATGGTTCTCCGATTTTGTGACCTTGCCGTTGTCGATTTCAAAGTACTGGTTTGGCGTGTACACGCAAATCAGGTCGTTCAGGTCATTCTGATAATTGCGTGGAATGTGCAGCACGTTGGCAATCGGCTTGTGACCGATGCCGGAGTTGTAAATCACATACGCCATGTCCGGGTCGGGAACGTCCACCAGCAGGGGTGTTTCGTCCGGGTAGTTACCGCCATACCCCTTGTCAGGAAGAACAATGCGGTATCCCTGTCCGCACTCCAACATCCACTGCCAGAGCCGCCGATCAAGCGCGTCCTTGCCCTCATACTGCAAGGCGTTAGACAGCCGGGCGATTTCCTCGCCGTCACCTGTTGCCGTTTCAGACCGCACATAAGAGCACGGCGTACCGCTCATATAGCCCGTGTAAAAGCCCACGCACTCGTTGGCGTGGTTCTCTACAATGCGGTTGGTAATTTCAGCGTGGTATTCCTTCGTGCGGAGGAGGACAGGCTGACTGCCCAAGTAGTAGTTGTGCAAAAAGCGAATCTCATTCTTGTTCAGCAGATGAATAGGCTCTGCTTTGCTCATTACCACTTTCAGTACATTTTCCCGATTGATTTCCGTCTCCGGCGTTTCAATCGGTCTGCGTCCTGTCAGTGGATTATTCAAAAATCCGCCAACGACCATTTGATACTCAGCCATGCGTTCCTCCTTTCCAGCAAAATAAAAAAGCGCAGCAAGACAAACCTGTTAAGGTCTATCTCACTGCGCCAAAACTGCGCTTCAAAAGCTATTTACTTTTCAGGTGGATGGATGATTTTGACCCATCCTTCCTTTGTGTCCCCTTCGATAACGCCCTTGCATCTGTCGCACTTGAAATGGTATCGTCCGTCCACTTCGCCAAGATAGCGGTTGCAACGGACGTTCTTATAGATGGGGTTCTGCCGGATACAAGGGCAACAGATTCTAACTAGCATAAGCGCTCCTTTCGTTGGATTTCTGGAAACAGGCTGTTTGGCACAGACCCGTCAGAAGCCACCGGGAAACTGTTCGCACTTCCGGTCGTGCTATTCTCCGCCTAGAGAAACCATTGCAGCTGCTTCATTCTGCTGTCGGACAGATGTTGGGCTGCAATTTTGGTGTTACATAATGGATTTGAACCAATGTATGTCCGGTTATGAGCCGGATGCTCTAGCCGTACTAAGCTAATGTAACACAGAAACCCGGCTTGATTGGTTAACCGCTGCTCTTTGCAATGTCATGCCTAAACATTACATTGAGAGCCGGGAATAGCGGTGGAGGTTTTGGAGAATAAGTCCATGCAAAGCTAGGTAGTTGGTTGTGCTGCGTAACGGAATCGAACCGTTGCTTTCCAGCCGTGGGGGAGACAGGCTGGCATTCCCCTTACAATTGGAAACGCAACATATAAAGCCCGGTGAAGGCGAAAGAGTGAGAAAACCTCCACCGGTGAAAGGAGGAATATGCTTGTTGACACGCACGCGAGTAAAATGACAAAACCCCGCGTGAAAGCTATTCCTTTAAGGGAAGCTGCAAAACTTCCTGCGTACATTATAAGCCTTGTCAAGTGGTGAAATCAAATAAATAGACCCAGCGAACACAATATATTGTGTTTTTAATCAAAAAGGCCTCTTGACAGGCTCAATTTTACTGATTCCGTTGTACAATTCATCGGCAAGCTGTGCCAGACTATCCGGTGCATCATCGTGCGGAACTTTGCCAAGCTGTGTGAACATCGTCACCTGTTCCATGAACGCCTTGTACTCTTTCGACTGGTGTTTTTCGTCAAGGAAATAGAACCGTTTAATGTCCGGCGCATACTGGATGATTCTGGACAGCTTGCTTTGACCGCTGGGCGCACGCTGGCTGCGGACAGAGCAGTGATAGCCCTGCTGCCGGAGTTGGCTGTCTACCACATCACAGTATTCATCACCGCCGTTGTTGGCTTCTCCGCGCACCACGTTGATTTTATGCTGGATGATTTTGCCCACGACTTCCGGTCTGGTCACGGTCTTATCGCCATTATTGAACACAAGGTCAGGAATGAACACGGCATCGCCGTACACATAGGCGATAGGACAGGCGGTGAAGTCACCGCCGCCCCATGCAATATCCATGACCATGAGCTTGCGATCAGGCTCTCCATCGGGCAGAACGCCGTTGAAATACCGCAGTTCATCGGCAGGGAACAGCAATCCTTCACGCACATAAGGCTTACCCATGTACTTTGCCCACCATGTTGCATCGTCAATGCTGGCTTTCATGTCGGCATAGTAGGCATCGTCAAATCCCACGCCGTAGTCATAATTGAAGTTGCTGTGTCCGTTCTCATCCACAGCGGGAATGACCCGAAATCTGTACTTGGGATTGTCTGCATACTGGCTTTGGATGCGCCCCAGAGGGTCAAGCACGTTCCAGCGGGTGCCGACCATCAGCTCCAATGCGCCCTGCTTTTTACGGTCTTTTAGCTGGTTCAGGTAGGCATCGTACTTGTTGTTTAGACGCTCAACGTTTAGGCTTTCTTCCAAGTCCTCGATCAAGTCATCGCTGTACAGCACCCCGCCCTCGCCGATTTCAACTGCGCCGGTCAGCGTACCGCCAATGGAGCGGCAAGTAAGGGTAGGAAATCGCTTTTTACGGTTCAGGTCAACGCTTTCGTCTTTTGCGCTCTTATCCACAAGCTGAACATCAGGGAAGATTTTGCCCCAGTTATAGGTAACGGGGTCAGTGATGATAGACAGAACTTCGCCGTAAAAGCCGTTGGTCAGCTTGTCAGAATGTCCGCTCATAACCGATGCAACGTCCGGGCGGTTTCCCATAAGCCATGTGATGAAGAAAATGCACAGCGTACTCTTACCTACGCGAGCCGGAAGACTGACCCCCAAGAAATCTATCCGCTTATAGAACAAGTCCTCTAGGTCGTCTGCCAACACTTTCAGCACTCTGCGTCTGGGTTGATAGAACTTTTTCTCCGGCGCACGGTTCCATTCAAGGTAGATGCAATAGCTGTCGAACACATCTTTTGCTTCAAACAGGTACGTCCGGCTGATAATGTCATAGACCTTCGCCACGTCCTCGCCTGTTTTCATCTTGCCCATCATGGATGCGCAGATAGAGCGCAGCTCACCGGAGTATTTGTAGGCATCGAACCGCTTGTCTTGCGGCAGGGCATCTCTTAGGTTCACCACCGCCTGAAACCAGTCCTCATAGACTTGTGCTTCGGTCGGATTCTGCTTTGCATACGCTTTGATGCTGTCAATGATGGCGATACACTGCTTTGGCTGCATAAAAAATAGGCACCCCCTACCTGAAAATGTAAAGAGTGCCTACAACTGCACAAAAATCAAATATTCGGTTTTATAATTTCACTTCAGAAAATTATTTACTAAACTCCATCTTAATAAATGGGTTGCACAGTTTATTTGACTTCTTCTGCAAGCTGGTTGAGCCTGCGTTTCAACTCGTTTGCATCATAGTACAAAGCGTCTGCAATGGCATTGAGAATGTCGGGCTTGTCGGTGTAATCGCACAGCGTTTCAATGAGTTTCAAACTCTGTTCTGACAATTTTGCAGTTTTCATGCTGTTTTTCCTTTCTCATTCGGTTTTATTCTAGGTTGCGAACAACGTCACCTGTTCTGTTCAGCAATCCGATACCATGTCTGGCGGGTCAAATAATGTTCGCTTGCTCATCAAGCCACGTTTCGCGGTCAAGTCTTTCCTTCTTTTCGATTAAGGTAGGAGTAAACGTTTTATCGCTCTTCCATCCAGCGTATTTCTTAAAATACGCAAGATAATCTTCTGTTATTGCGGAAATGCTTTCCAAAATAAATGTAAGAAGAGCAACTCTCATTTGCCGCTTAAACGTTTCGGAAGGGCCTTCTTTCTTGAAATCAAAAAATATGTTTTCATCATAAAACAAAACATTGCATTTCTTAGATTGGCATTCCAGCATAAAGGAAGTAAAATCTTTGCAGTTTACAAAATCGAAAACCGAACGAAATGTCAAATCTGCATCTTTTTTGATAAAATCCCAATAAAACGGTTTTTGCTTTTCCATATTGTTCTCCTTTTCTCTTGCCTGTTGGAGAAAAGAATGGTATACTGTGGTTGCACCATTCTTTTTCCTGTTTTGGTTGGTTTGGTGTACTCTTAGCGGTGGCTTGTGGTTGGGCTGCCGCTATTTTTATTTGCGTATCTTTCGACACGCTCATACCAAGTGGATTTCCCGATGCCAAGCTGCTTGCAGCACTCTTTTACAGTGATTTCGCCTTTTTTCTGTTGTTTTAATAGGCTTTCAAACTGCTGCTCGTCAACTTGCTTTTCCTGTCTGCCGAAGCTACGGCCTGTTCTGGCTGACACTCGCTTGCCGTCAACAATGGGCATAGCGGCTATACCCTCTGCCTGACGCTGTTTGGTTTTCTTGCGCTCCTGTTCAGCTACTGCACCCAAAACCTCAATAAGGATGTTGTTTACCATTTCCAGCACCCATGTCTGGTCTTGGAAGTCAATAAGCGTGGTCGGAATATCGAGAATGCGAACAATCACGCCTTTTTCTTTGAACCATTGAAGTTCTCGCTTCATTTCGTCTTTGTCACGCCCGAATCGGTCAAATTCCTTGACGATGACTTCATCCCCAGCCTTGACAGTCTCTTTCAATCGTTTATACTGCGGACGGTCAAAGCTGCTACCTGTCATTTTATCACAAAATACATTCTCGTCCGGAATGTCGAACCGATCTCGTGCGATTTTAAGCTGTCTTGCAAGGCTTTGCTCCTTACTAGACACTCTAGCTAAGAAGTAACGCATTTTTTTCACCCATCACTTGATGTCAAACCCATTTTCGACTTTTGTCTCACGAGGGACTACCATAATCTTGTATCCCATAACCCTTAGTGTTTCATCCAGCTTGTTGACACTAATGTTTTTGTGCCTTAGACGTTCATTCAAGGTTTTAAGCGGAATGTTGAGCATATCACTTAACTTCGCTTGGTTCAATTCCTTCAATTTCAAAATTTCCTTTATCGCTTCACTTGCCGTCATTTTTCTTCGCCATCCTTTCTTGATTCTATTATATCAAGATATTTCTGGATGTCAAGATATTTCTGGACTTTCTTTGCTTGCGCTTATATTATATATAAATATACTCTAGTATGTATTTATACATACTAGAGTAGTATAAGGATGTTTACTTAGTTAATCACAATCAGGTAGAAAATTTTCTATAATAAGGAGTAATTCTTCCAAACTTCATTTCCGTAAAACTTTGGGTCTTGACAAGCATATTTTCACGCTTTATACTTGTTTCAGCGAAAGCGAGGTGATAGGCTTGGCAAGACGAGCAGAAACCTCGGAACGTGATAAGCTGCGCATGATAAGCACCCGGCTCACTGAGAACCAGATCGCAAGCATGGAAAGCAGCGCAAAGGCATTGAACATCTCAAAGGTCGATGTTATCCGCATGGGTATCGAGTGGGTAGCATCTTACGTTGAGAACATCAAGGCATAAAAAAATAAGCTACCAGCCGCAACCACCACGAAGCCACTGATAGCTTATCCACATCACGAAACGAGAACCTGCAACCACCAAGGGGGCAGTCTCCCTTTTCGGAATCTATTATACCAAAAAGGGCTGCTCTCCGCAAGAGTTAGGAGCAAAAAACATGAACTTTCCCACGAAAACCGAAGAATTTCTGAAAACCCTCGCCCACGGCAAAGAACCGACCAGCGAGGACAGGGAGTACGCAGAAGCACTGGGCAAGCTGTCAGAACTGAACTACCGGGCAGGGTACGAAGCGGGAGCAGCCAAAAACAACAGTTAAATTTTGTGCAAGTCTACAAACTTTTAGATTTTGTACAGATACCAGTACTACATTAAGCGTTTGCGTAATTGACAAACCACAACATATTGCATATACTGGTTGCACTTACATGAAGGGAGGTGAGTTTATGTACAGTCCTTATCTCGAACGGCACAATCACACGTTCACTGTTGCACTGACCGAACGGCAGTTCCAGTGGCTGAAAGCCTATTGCACCGAACACAAGGTCGCACAGGCAGCAGCCATCCGTGACACATTCTTTGAAGTGCATCCAATCCCGGAGACCAATGAAAACGAAAAATGATACGCTCGCTCAGGTCGGCAAACTTTAGCGAACGTATCATGAACCACACTGGAACAAGCTGTTCCAGCCTTATTATAGCAGGAATTGGCTTGTTCCGCAAGAACCATAGGAGTTTTTATGGAACAAAAAGTTAAATATGCTATCAATCTTATCAGCGAAAACGGACAGGTTGTCGTGTCCAGTCGTGAAGTAGCAGAGAATTTTGGAAAAGAGCACAAGCACGTTCTTCGCGACATCGAAAACCTGATGGGAGGAGAGCCCAAAATTGGACTGTCCTCTATGTTCTTCAAATCGGAGTACCTTTCAGTCCAAAACAAAGTGCTACCTGAGTATCTGATGAATCGCGATGGGTTTACGCTCCTTGCTATGGGATTCACTGGCAAGGAAGCCCTTGAATGGAAACTCAAGTACATTGATGCTTTCAATCAGATGGAGCAGAAGCTCACCAACCCGGAGCCTGAATCGACAGAGATGCTGTTGAGCCGCGCTCTGATCGCCGCTAACAGTGTTATCGACACGGAGCGCAAGAAAGTAAAGGCTCTGGAAGTGGAAAACGCCAAGATGAAGCCTGATTCTGACTACGCAAAGGCGATGCTGCTTTCAGATGAAAGCCTGACTACCACGCAGATTGCCATGAACTACGGCATGAGCGCACGAAAGCTGAACCAGATTCTTAGAGGGCTTGGCATCCAACATACTGTGAACAAACAGTGGATTCCTTACCAGAAGTATCTTGGCAACGGATATGTTGTCGGGCATCCGATCGAGCTGCCGAACGGCAAGACGAAAGAGGTCACTCGCTGGACAAGAGCCGGTCAGAAGTTCATTTACAGCAAGCTCAAAGAAGCGGGCTATCTGCCTGTTGGCGAGCAGATTAGAATGGAGACGTGCTGATGGACTACTCGGAAGAAATGTTTCGGCTACAAGCTGAGAATGAAGAGCACAAAGCCGTTTTAGAAAAAAGCCATGAAATCCTTAATCAGGCATTAGAAATCATCATGCCAGAGGATAAGCGGTCAAGGGAAGTTGTAAGTGTAGCGCTAGCAACGTCCGTACAGCATTTTTGCGAGGACAGCTATTCAATGGGATACAATGATTGTTTGCTCGACATTCTCATGGAAAAGGAATAAGTCAGCGCTCCTATCATGTTTCCAACACTTAAATCGTAAATAGCCCATAAGAAAAGCCAGTGGTTAGAGAACATCTAGCCGCTGGCTTTTTGTGTTATGCGTTAATCTTGAATAGCAACCACTTCATAAGAGCTATAACCAGTAAATCCACTCAATGGATAAAGCTCAAACGATGCTGTTTGGCCCGAAGCAAGGCTGTCCATGATGTAAGTATACTCACCGCCAACAGGAACTTCATTGCCTTCGGTGTCTTTCATTTTGTAAAGAACAATGACCTTGACTGCATTGCTTGTAAACTGGCTATTGTTTGTAACCTGTCCAGTGAATCGCAAATCATAGCCGGAACCACGTTTGGAAACATTTGTAACAGCAAGTTCGCCAGCACGAACAATCTGATTGGCAGGGCTTGCTTCGTGAACGTTCCAATTCTCTGCGCTTGTCGTATACTCAATTCTTGTCGGCTTAACACCATCGGAATCAAAAGCGATATAATCGCCATACCAATAAGAATCACCCTCGCCAACCCAGTCCAGCGTTTCAGAATCGGTCTTTAAGACGGAGCCATCTTCGCCGTATACCGTGACATTCAGCGAAACAAAATCAACTGCCCAATCGGTGTTGGGATTTTCAACCAGAACTGCGTAAAACACATAGTATCTCGTTTTGCCGTATTCGTACTTGGTTTCAAGATGGCTATGGGATTCTTTGATCGTTATGGGTTGCACCTGTGTTGCATTGGTCTCTTCCAGCTCAATAGGAGCAGACCATTCATCGGGTTTCGTTGTTGCCATTGCGCTAATAGGCATGGCAAGCATCATAGCCGCTGCTAGAGCCGCCGCAATGATTCTCTTTCTCATTTTTGATTCTTCCTTTCTTTGGCTAAAATTTTATATAACGCTTGAAATACCATGTGCCATAAGATACACACCAAAAACCAAAAAAGCGGCGCCGATAATAACGCCCCATATTGAAGCGGCAATCTTTTCGTTCTTTTCTCTCTTTTCTTTGTTCTTGTCATTCTTTTGGTCCATTACAGATTCCTCCCTTTCAAGGCTTGTAAGGCAAGTATAGCACAGAACGTAGACCCTTTGTAGGGGTCTTTTTATTTTTGCGCGGAATTTTTGAGATTGGAAATAGGGGTGGGGTGATTTTTTGAGCCTTTTTTATTTTTTCGGTGGTGACGAGACTGACCGGGCGGGGCTGGGCGGCGGCTATATACCCCGCCGGTGGAGACCCAAGCACCACAGCGCACCCGGACGGCCTGCACATCACGGGCAGCAGGGCAGACCGTGCCAAATGCAAGGCAGACCACGCCACGCACCGACACACACACGCCCGGACGCTGGACACGCTGCACCTGTCTGCACTCGATACCAGACAGGCCACGCGGGGACGATCGGGGCGGCGGCGGCGCTGGACTGTCTGCGCAACGTGTCCGGCAAAGTGTACAATTTCGGACGCTTTATTTTATCCATATTTATATGGATAAATTTTGCCAAAAGCATTGACAATCCATATATATATGGATATAATATAATCAGTCCAGATAAATATGGACTACAACCACAATACCGTTACAAAACAGGAGGACAAAACATGAGAAAGGCATATAAATGCAGTGAGCTCTATACCGCCACATTTGAGGACGGCACGTTAATGACTGGCACACTTGACCAGCTCTATGCAGCCCAGAACAACCGCAGAATGACCATTAAGCCCGTTGTGTGGCTCTGGTGCAGTGACAACGGCCTGTATATGGTAGACTACATCTTGGAGGGTGCGGGCTGGACACTGGGGGTATTTGACACGCTGCCAGACGCAGAAAAGGCAGTGGCGGCGTTTAACGCACAGCCCGCCGCAGATTTGGCAGCAATGCTCACAGAAACCGCTTTAAAACGCTTTACCTGTGAGGTGGAGTGCAAGGCACTGGGCGACGATGGCAAACAATATAATGCTGTTTGGTGCCCCGATTGTGGACAGATCTATTACACCATCCCGGCAAAAGTTAAGGTGCTGGGCTACATCCCGCAGTATAAGGAGGACTAAACGATGACGAGAACCGACGAATTGAACGCCGAAATCAGGAATCAGGCCGTGCGCCTGTATCCGAAATGTGCCGGGCTTTTTGAGCTGCCGTTGATGGTATACACTCAGATTGTAGCTGATAACCTGACCCGCTCCAAGCCGTACCGCTTGAGCGTCGAGCGGTGCAAAAAAATTATTTTGGCTATGCCGGAATTTGACTAATGGGAGGTGTAAAAAATGATTATTCTTGACTTTTCCCAGTGGGCCGCCCTCTGGTATGTGGGCGGCATGATTTCCGGCGCACTCGTTATGATCGCATTTCTAAACAGCTGAGGGGGCGAAAAAATGACGTTGTTTGAAGAAAAGGTGAACGAGTACCGCGAAAACAAGCGGCTTTTGGAAGAACTTGAGGCGATGAACGAAAGCATTAAAGCAGATATTATCTGCATGATGCAGGGCGCGCCGGAAATGGCGCAGGGCACCGCAAAAGCCATTTACAAGGACGTTCAGAGCGTCCGACTGGATAGCAAGCTTTTGAGGACACTGCACCCAGACGTATACGCAGAGTGCAGCAGCAAGACCACCTACAAGCGTTTTAGCGTGGTTTGATGGAGGGTTTAACAATGATTTATCCAGATAAAGTATATATTCCTGTTGTGCGTGGGTGCAGCGTGTGGAGCGTCTCAGAGATCGACACGGCAAAAGCCAAAAAGACACCCGGCTATATCGTGCCCGGCTATATCCAATATAACGGCGGTTTATACAGCGCTGGCAACGTCTTTTTGTCCGCTGCTGACGCGTGGGACTGGATCCACCTTTTCCGCAGCTATCGCGGTAAAGTGTACACCGCCGCCGAAATCGGTAGCATCCGGGAGGTGAACACAAAATGATATTATCTTGCATCCTGTTTTTCTTCTGGTTTTTTGCGGCGCTGTTCAAGGCGTCAAAATAATTGAGGGTTTATATTATGACTGACAAGGGATATAATGCAACGACCGGACTGTATACCACCCGCTACTACGCCTGCAAGGCCGCAACCGGTGCAGATGTTGTTGTTAAGGTCTGCGGCGGCTATACCATCATGACGGCAGCAGATTATAACGTTTGGCGCAATCAGCGTTGACACAATTTCAGATTTGACCCCGCCCACGCTGGCGGGGTTTTTCTTTTGCCTTGCATCTGCTGAGGGTGCAGGGCTTTTATTTTTGCCCGGCGGCGTATCAACCGCACACAAGCGTTTACAGCAGCTTTTTTGCCGTCCATGCAAATTATACCGCTCAAACGCCAAAACCGTTTACAGGGCTTTGCAGCGGCGTTTCCGTTGATTTTACCAATTTCAGCGCACACAATACAGAAGCCAACAAGCCGCCTATACTCACCTGCGCCACTCTGGATGGCACACCGTCAAGCGCTGCACCCGCACCGATCCCAGATACCACCGCCACGCCGGACGCTACACAGGGCAGGGCAGCCGCCTATTATAATAAGGTATATAAGAGTGCAGGGGTGCGTCCCTGTTATGGATCCATGCCAGACAGTGCAGCATATCACAGACCATGCAAGCCCGGCGAGGTCAGCTCCTACCGTCTGCGGATCGCTGGCAAGTTCTGCACCCGGCGCACCTACTGAGGGGGTCAACGTCTCCACCTGTACGGGGTCAGCCCGGCAGCGTCTCGGTGCTTCCCACGCCCGGCGGGGGCAGTCCAGCGGCAGGGGGCGCGGTGGGCGGCGCGGAACCATTGACGGCTACCGCCGCAGCTCTTTTCGGGCTTTCGCCCGATAGCTAATAGAGGTCAGCAATAGTCGTAGCGTTCCGGCTGGAATAGTCGTAACAGATTCTGGAATAGTCGTAGCCAATAATCGTAGTTTCTCCAATAAAATAGTCGTGGAATAGTCGTAAAGTCGTCAGATGACTAGTTTTTGAAAGTCCTATATATAGTATAATAACGAGCTGTCCGCTGATAGTCGTATAGTAATAGTCGTATCGTTTTCTTGCGAACCATCGTCAAATAGTTGTGTGTTTTTTGTATGAAATAGTCGTTTGCCTTTTAGAGAAAGAGAGATGCGATAGTCGCTAAGCCATCAGACCACCCATAAAATCAATATGTGTCAAGACACCTGTCAATTTTATTCTCACCTAGCCATACCAAATTCGTATACCAACAGTACTTATTATAATATACGCTTATATATCCTAGTAACTATCTAGGGATTATTCTGCTGGAATAGTCGTATCATCCGATTTGGTCTGTTCCTGCTTGATTTAATTCCCAGTAATACACTATGGCATCCTGCTTAATTCATAGCATTCTGCTAGGAATAGTCAATGCAACATTTGTACATATCAAACCGACTACAAAATAAAGTCAATTCTCCATGTGAAATAGTCGTGGAGTGTGATGGGTCAGACGCTGCTACTCTTTACAGGCTAGATGCTGTTACCGTTGAAGGTCACCCGGTCGGCGCGGTGCGCCGGACGATAGAGGGTGACGTAACGTAGAGGTCAAATAGACGGTATGCCTTTATTCAGCCAATAGAACCTGACGGTAAATGCCGGTCACGGTCTGGCCTGCTGGCTAACGGTATAGCTTTTGGAGATAGAGGGTTGTAGGGGGAAAGAACCTTTGCAAAGCATTTGGTTATCGTTTTCAGTTGTCGCAGTTGTCGCACCATTTTGGCGCGGGGGCCTCAAACAATTTATTTGTTTGAGGGGGGAGTTAGGGGGATTATAGGGGGTAATAGGGGTTGTAGGGGAAAGAGGGGGAAGAAAGGGGGGAAGATTGGATGCGGACGCATCATGTGCATCCATTTGCATGCAAACGCATCACGCTGATAGTCGTAGCCATATCAGCTCAAACTCCGCTCGATCGAGACGGCTCCTACTCAAATCCAGACCTTGCCGTTTTCCCCTGATAAATAACAAGAGAAAAAAGCACGGAATAGTCTCAGAGGGTAGTTTTACCACCTGACACCATTCCATGCTTTCTGATACAGTAGTTTTGTAGCCGCAGGAGCTAAGATTAGATATTCTTGGCTTCTCTTGCCTTACGCAAACGCTTTGCCAGTGCTTCACGCTGCTCTTCGCTGATCTCACGAGTGACAGGCGACCGGAACTTCACAAGACGTTTCGGCATCGAATAGGTCTTGGATTCCTTGCACCGCTTGGCAGACAGCTCCGCCATAAACTTGTACGTATCGGGGAACTGCTCACATAGCTTATCCAGCTTGCGAATGTAAACCGGGTCTGCCGTGTAGATTTCTGCGGTATCCTCCGCTGCGTTGAATGTGATGATAGTTTCACGCTCGATGTTGGTAAGTGCCATAGTTGTTTTCTCCTTTGCGTTATTTTTGGTTGATTTTCTTTTTTTGGCAAGTTTCCGGCAAATAATCCATACAAGCTCGGCATGAAATGGTCTTTCGACAGATCATTCGTTCTGCTCGTTCTTTCTCTTCTTGTTCGCGTCTTTGACACTCTCGCTTGTACTCTTCTTCGTGCCGTCTGTGTGCATTGGCAATGATGATAGCATGGACAGCAGCCATGTTTGGAACCATAGTCTTTTCCTCCTGTATTTTGTGTAGTGAAAAATATTTATGGGGTTCAGACGGTAACTTTATCGCCTTGACCCTGTTATCTGTTTTTCTTGCTTATTCCACTGTGACGATTGGAGCGCAGAAGCGATGCTAGGCTATTATTCAACTGCTTCGTATGTTTTCTCGAAAATGTCAGGTTTACACGGGTAGATTTCGCCATTTACGCCACGAATGATATAATCGCCATCCCTTGCAATCATAGTCCCTTCAAGCGTTTTAATCTCGCACCACGCAGGGTCATCGTGAAACTTTCCGAAGTCATGCGTAATAATATCATTGCTACTTACTGCATCCCAGAACCAATCTTCTCCAATAAGCCCTCGTGCATTGAGCTTGAATGCCTCGATAACAACTGGTTTCTTACGGTATTTCATGTTTATTCTCCTCCCGTTACATCCACACGCATTCTTTGAACTGCTGTGTTTCCATCTGGAACGTGATGTCCAGTGACCCCACGTTGCCCTCTTTGTTCTTCTCAAGTGCAAAGTGATAATGCTCTTCTGGTCTCTTTTGCGTTTTCACTTTCTGTGCCAGCAGGATAATTGCATCTGCGTCCTGTTCGATTTGCCCGGATTCTCGCAAATCTGCGGCGGTCGGTGGGATACCAGCTCTTGCGGTCTCTCGATTGAGCTGTGCAAGTGCCACAACCAGCGTTCCTGTGGACTGTGCGAATTCATGCAGTGCCATGCTGATCTCCGTGACGGCACTGTATCGGTCTTTCGCTCCGGCTTGATAGATAAGCTGCAAATAGTCGATGAACACCACTTTTGCCTGCATCCTGATGGACTGCGTTCTAATCCATCCAACGCCCTTACCGGCAGCGGAGCGGACGTACAGCGGATATTTCTTGATGGCTGCCAGTCGGTCAAGCTCGTCAATGCTGACGGTCTTGTTTTTGACCGTGTGAAGTGGTACGCCTAGCTGGTTTGCGATAATACGAGCGTAGAGGGTATCAGGGTCGGTCTCTAGGCTGAAATACGCCACCTTGCGTCCGTTCTTGGCTATTTCACAGGCAAGTTGCAGTGACAGAGCAGTCTTGCCGGCAGATGGCCTTCCGCCGATCACAACGAAGTTTCCCGGAACAAGATGCAAGTTGTTGTCCAGCACTTTAAGCCCTGTGCTGATATACTCCGGCTTATCGTCCAGCTTGCGGATGTAATTGTCTATGCCATCGCACATTGGGATGAAATCGCTTCTCTCGTTGTGCAGGTTTATGGCTTCTCCTAGCTGCTCATAGATGCCTGTCAGGTCTGCGTATCTGGTCGAGCCATCAACGATTTTGAACGCAAGTCCTCTGGCTCTGGTCAATGCTGCCTGTTCCTTGACGATTCTAGCCCAGCCCTGTATCATGTCATGGGTGACGTTTCGGATGAACTCTGCACCGAAGGCATCCAGACATTCACCCATTGCTTTCTTGCAGTTATCGTACCGCCCCATGACTTCTACCGGATTCCACTTGTCGTTGTGCTCCCAATAGCCACGAATGGCAGCGAATGTTCTTTGCAGTTCAGGGCAAAAGTCTTCAATCTCCAAGTCCTGCAAAATATCGGCGTATTCCGAGAACGTGAGGACTGCTCCCAGCAAGATGTATTGGGTCTGATTTTCAATATTCACCGCAGAAAGTCTCCTTCGTCAGGCAATTCAGCCATCGTCTGTTGATAGCCACCGTTCCAGTCCTTCACGTTACGCATCCAGTTTCGTGCAGCAGCTTTCCAGTCCTTCATGGGCGACTTGCCGACCTTCCATCCATTTGCTGTGAAGTGGTCAACAAACCGCTCTGCTTCCAGTTCCGTGTAGCCCTTTTCGGAAAAGTAGGCTTTGGCTTGTTCGATAGTCGGTGCCTTGAAGCGTTTGACTTCGTTGGTATTTTTCTTTTCACATTTTTCTTTTTTATCAGATTCAGATACAGAATCAGATACAGATAAGGCATCGTTTGCATCCATTTGCATATTTTGCATACCAGTGTATGCGTTTGCATCATTGGTATGCGTTTGCATGCACTTGCATTTTTCATCGCTCCAACGCTTATTTGCACTCCGTCTGTTTTTCTCAATTCGCTCCTGTCTTTTCTGTGCATTCATATCATCGAACGCCTTAACAACTTTCCAGAGCATCCGCATAGCACGGTCGTTGTCGTATGCTGGCTCAATTCCAGTTTCAACATACTGTGCATAGTTGCGGACGAATGCTCCAAATTCCTCGTCTGTCAGCTCGTCCATCGCATGAACGTGTTCCAACAGAAGAATCATTGATGTTCTCGGCTTGTGTTCCTGCTCCATACTCAATCCTTTCTGTAACGGCTGTTCCACCGGCTGATGATTTCTTGTCGTCCGTCTTTTTCGTCATACGGTGACAAAACGCCATCTTCACCAAAGCTATAGTAAGCGCTATTGCTCATTGATGCATTATGACTCTTTTCACACATAATCATCCATGTTGTGTGGTATCTTCTCTTTGAATCCACTTGATGCAATCCATCGTGATACAGCGTCGGAATAGACCCGCAGAACGGACATCTTTTGAGTTCTGTCATTTTCTAAATCTTTCTCTCGTTCTCATAATTCGTTTAAAAACCTCATGTAGCTTTGCACCTTTACGGTATACAGGTCGGTTGTGCTTCTGCTTGATGTAACCGCGCTGCGTTTCGGACTGCCTGACAGCATTTGCAAAATGCTCAGCTGATGCAGCGCATCGGTTCATTGCTTCTGTTAACGCTTCAAATCCATCCATATTTAGTCCTCCGTAGGCGGTTCAGGCATAGGCATCCAATGTGTAACATCTTTGAATGGGATGCACTCTCTTGCTTCACACCAATCACCGTTTATATCATAATAGGCTATCCAGTCACCAGCTTTTTTGTCGTGAACCAGAACATAATCGCTGGCAAAATCGTTTTTCGGAACATCGGGCAATCTATCCTTGACACTAATCCAATTGTTCATGCTCATCACCTCATACCATCGGAAACGCCATCCAATGCGTCACCGTCACATTTTCCGGCAGTCTCTCGCCTGTCTCGTCCCAGAACTGACCGTCTGCGTAACAGCCGAGAAAGTACGCTGTCGGCGAGATTCCTTGCAACATTTTTCCATTATCATCACGCCACGTTGTTTTAGCCGCAAGCAACAAAGGCTGCATCCGTTCTCGTGGCGGTTCACTTGCTGGATGCCAAAGTGTGTTACTCATAACCTGCTCTCCATCAAAGAACCGCAGTTCGGGCAGTAGTTCTAACGTGTATGATGATTTTTTGTGTGGCATCTGCTACACTCGAATCTTGTGAACGTATCGTCCTGTACAATCCATTCAGCGGTACGCTCTAAGGCTGTCGGGGGCATCTTCCACAACGTCAAAATGGCATTGCCAATACCGCAAGCACAGCATCTAACTCCATTGTAATTCTCGCAGCCATCGCAATATGCTTTTTTGATTCTTTCAATAAGTGTGTTTCGTTCAAGGAATTCTGGATAATTATCCATTGCCCTTTCTCCCTTCAATCTCCGTCCCATACACCGTCAGGCCGCATCTTTGCAAATGCCAACAATCCGTACAGCGCACGTTTTGCATTGCCTTCTGTGGCGTTCCAGTAGTTGCTTTCGTCAACATCATCACCCAAAGCGGCAATCGCCTTTTCCAGCATCGGGATGCTCTCTGCGCCTGTTTTGCCGTAGATGGAGCGGATGCCGTTTTCTCCAAACACATCTTTACGGTAGTAAAAGTCCGCATAGTTCCATGTGATGTTAAGCCACAGTTCCCTTGTTCCGCCGATGGCTCTCATACCGCCTGAGATAAAATGTGCGCTACCCGCTTTAAGCGTTTCATGCGTTACAGGGTCGCAAAGTGAAATATCATAGCTCATATTCGTCTAGCTCCTTTCTGATTTGCTGACGTTCAATCTGCTTCAATCTTGCCTTTGCCAGCTTGCGGTTGTCAGCTTTGCGGATAGCCCAGTTGTTGCGATGATTTGCCCAGCAAGCGTATCTGTGGCTAAATTCGCTTTGGTCGTACCAGCCCTTGCCAATAAGTCCTTTATAGGTCTGCTGACGTTTCATCTTTCTTCTCCCATTCCTTGCATCCACGTTCATCCCACACGAAGTCTGCAACGTGTTCTGACTGGTCGTTCACGCACACTCCCTCCGGCTCTGCGTACCATTTGCAAGAGCCACAGGACGGCTCGGATTTGTTCTTACAGGATTCTGCTGTGCATCGGATAGCCTTGCCAGCGGAGAACTGCTTGATGCCCATGCAAGAGCAGTGTTCGGTGGTGCAGTAGAAGTTCATTCCTCTATCTCCTTCCATCCGATAAACTCGCATAAGCCAACAGTGTTATTGGCGCAACGATGAATGAGAACTTTATCGCTTATTTTGAATTTTGCGATAAACCCAATTTTACTTTCTTCCATTTCGTTTTCAAACATCCAATCAACAATGTCTTTGTCGATTCTGACATCGCTTTCGTCCGCCATGGTCGCAAAGCACTGTTTGCATCTATAAAGAGCGCACTTTTTCATAATCTCTGCCCTCTCTTTCTCTTTCTGTTGGCATTGAACCGCCTGATCACTCGCTTGTACTCCTCATAGCACTCAGGGCAAAGGTCGCCTGTGTCCCTGCGCCACGCCCAGTCCTTGAAGTATTCGTCAGGGTTCATCATTCTACCGCCTAGAACAGCTCCGCAGCGGTCGCATACTCGCTTGTGGTAAATTCCTCTGTCAGTTTGCATTAGTCGTCCACCTCTCTGTACTCCACGTCAATCTCCTTCGGCAAAGTCGTCTGATACTTCTGGGCAAGCTGTTCTGCGCTCTGGGCATCGCCCAACGGCTGTTCAGGCGGCGCAACGGTAACTTCCACGTTGTCACGCATACCAAAGTAGTTCTTGGCTCGGAAAATCCACTCTGCCGGATTCTCCTGACCATACATACCGTTGTATGCCCACATGGACTGCATTTGCAGAATCAGTTTTAGGATGTACTTCTGCTGCAAACTGTCTTCACGGCGCTTGCCTGTCATAATCTGTCTCAGGCTAGGCCATTCGATGCCCAGCACCAGCGCAATCCATTCCACCACAGGGGAGATTCTGGCTTCAATGCAAGCGTCAAAGAAGAAGTCCAGGCGTTGCTGCACTTCAATGGGGTTATTCATGTCCACGCCCGGAAGGTCGCCAAAATACTTTGCGGCAATCATTCCAACAACCTTTTTGTCTTCTTCATCGCCGATTCTTGACTGCAAATCGCCTGTGTTCATCATCTTCGATTTCTCGATAGCCAACTCTTGCTGTTCTTTCACCTTTTTACTCACCTGTGAGCGGATAGATTTCCGCTTGTTAAGCATCTGTTGTTTCTTCTTCTCACGCTCTTTTTCACGCTTTTCGGCGGCTTGCTCTTTTGCCTTTTGCGCCCGCTTCTCACGCTTTTTCTTTTCAGCTTCGGTCAGCGGTGGTCTGCCACGACCACGCTTCGGGGGTGTTGCCATGTGTCAGACCTCCTTCGGTGGCTTTGGGAGTGGCATCCAATGTGTAACATCTTTGAATGGGATGCACTCTCTTGCTTCACACCAACCACCGTTTGCATCATAATAGGCTACCCAGTCACCAGCTTTTTCGTCGTGAACCAGAACATAATCGCTGGCAAAATCGTTTTTCGGAATATCAGGAAGTCTATCTTTAACACTAATCCATTCGTTCATGTTCTCACCTCTTCATTTTCGTTTCGATGTTTCTCAGTTCCCGTGCAATCCACAAGATGGAGCAGCAGTTGTCCCACTGCCGCCACCAAGCGCACTTTTCTTTCTCGCAGATGCACCGACCAAGCGGGTTGCTGGTCATCTTCATCGGGCAGTAAAGTTCGTTTTCCATCAGCCATTCCCCTTCTTCGCAAAAGGATTATACTCGCTAGGGTCTGCCTTATTCGCCCATTCAACCCACTCAACGACTTTCTTTCGCAGTTCGTCATCAAGTAGAAATGGTTCACGAATCAGGATAATTTTCGGATTCTTCTTCATGATGTCTGCGTTGGTTTTGACTTCATCGTAATCCACTGAGCCGTAAAGCATCTTGCTGCGAATCTTGTCGCCATGACTTGAAATATGACGAGTGAACAATTCCTCGCGGAACTTAAACTTCTCGGTCAGATGTGGATTGAGCTTCAAATCGTACTCCTGAATGTATCCAATTTTCATAATGAACTACCTCCACCCCATCACAACAGCCGTACAAGCGGCCAGACACACGTTGACAAACAGCCAGACAAGAATTGCCTGCCGTTCCTCAAACAGGCTGTTCGCCATGTTCATGATTGTCCGTTCGGACTGAACTACTACCGCCAGCAGGACTAAGCAGACCAGCCAGCGGGTTACAAATTCAAACATTGTTACCTCCATCTAACATCCTCTATGATGTTTGGATTTTCGTGCGATTGAAACTCATATAGACTGCATATAGTTTTCTTTCCGCAAATCGGGCAATTAGGAGTTTTTTTGCTATCCGCTAGAGCAGTTGCAATACGTTCATCGCACACATCGACGCTAGTGGTGCAGAAGTCGCAAGTGAACGTGGCTCTTTTAATGCGACAAAACTTCGGATTTCTTGAAGTAATCTCTGAAATGTCCTCTACCGAAAACATTGCCATTAGCTCCACCTTTCTCTCAGCTCTTTTTCGACCTGTTCTGACTTTGCTGTGATGTAATCCGCAAACTCGTCAGGGGTCATGTCCTCGTTCTTGAACTGCCCGACCATCTCCCAGTACCTATCACCAATGCGGATGATTTTCTGCACCTGTTCATCGGTCAGGTCTGCATCGCACCGAAGATTCTGAATCAGTGCGCCCCATGTGGTGGCAATGCCATCCAGAGCCATGCGAAAGCCGTACAACTGGTTCTGCCGTGCGATTTTGCGGAGGTTGGCTGACATTGCCTGTTTGCCAGACGAGGGGCGGTTTCTGCGCGTACTCATCTTATTTCTCCTTTTAATAAAGGTATCGCCATGCAACGATTTTGGAATCGCTTGCAACCCATTCTCCACTACTTTGAAACCAACGCTTGTCTGCGTACTTGCGATATGCAAGGTCAAGGTCGCCGTTTTCAAACTTTATTTCGACAGCTTCACCGCATTGCGGTTGAACATTCATGCTGTTCCACTCGTTTTTGTTTTCAGTGTCGGGCTTCTGTTCATCAGGCGTTAGCCAGTCATTCAGTTCTTTCATGCAGGACTGGCAAAGCTGAATCGGTTCTTCGCCCAGTCCAAAACGGTTGCGTTCCACCGTACAATCCAAGAACAAAATCGAATTTGCTGTTCCGTAGCACTCGTTTATGTCAGGCACTTTCCGATTAAAAATCTCTCCACATCGGTCGCACTTAAAGACAACGCTCACTCTTTTATTCCCTCCATTCTTGAACCACAGTTAGGGCAATAATCAAAATCCGATACACGTTCATACGGCGAGAGTTTGTATTCTGCTCTGCACTTGTCACACTCGATTGAGTTTCTTTCATGGTCATAAATCCATTTTGCTTGTCGTTCCTGTTCTCCTTTCAGCCAGTCGTTCAGTTTTGCCATGCAAGAGGGGCAAAGAAACGGTTCATCATAGCAATCGCAACTCCAGTAGTCCCATGCGTCATGCACGTTCTTGTCAACCAGAATCACGGCATTTGGCTTATGCCTCCCCATCTCATCGGGCGGTTCAGGATTAAACACTTCTCCGCAGCGGTTACATTTCATGTTCATGTTCTTCCTCCAATCTTTTTAGCAGTCCATCCACGTCATATCGCCAATGGACACGCATCCTTTTTGCTTTGACCTCTATCCCCTCTTGCTCTGCCCACTGCCAAGGGATGCTCTTGCGGCTCTCGTTGTAACGGAACGCCAGAACCTTGCTGGCAGGGATTGCAAAGGTGCGGTTGACTGCCCGGTAATTGACTATCACATGGGCGGTCTGGCCGCTGTACCCCATTGCATCCACCATGTCCGTGATGTGCTTTTCCTTGCGGTATTTGCACTTTACCTTGTCGTACTTGCCGAACACCTTTTCCAGAGGGATAGAGGGCGTTTCAATGGTTTTCAGTTCAAACAGGTGGTTCATCGGGTAACGGTACACAAGGAAGTCGCAGATGTTGTCGATGGAAAAGGACAGGTTCTCGTTGCCACCGTAGTAGGTTGCAGCACTGTCCTTCAGCCGATAGCACCACGCATCGGACGGGACGGATGCCTTGAAGTCTGCTTCAAACTGCTTGCCGGTGTTCATTCGCAAAAATCCTCGACATAGCACCAGCTTTGAGGCGGGCGGTAAACGGAACATCCGTTGATTTTGCAAGTCGGAGGTGTCATACAACTGTCGGGCGGTTCGTAATTTTCGCAACAATAATTTCCGCAAACTCCGGTTCCGTTTATTCCCCAAAAACCAAATCTCGAAAACTCGTCAAGGCTTCTGGGCGCATCGTAAACCTTCATGTCAGAGATATGCCATGCAAACAGCTCTGGCGCAGATTTTGCATAGGAGTTCAGTTCGGACTTTGGAATGCGGGATTTTTTGATATCCCGTATCTCTATCGCTATGTCATCGTTTCCGAATTCGTTGAGAGATAGATAGCAATAATCAAAATTATTGTCGATTCCCATCCGCCGAATAGTGTCTATCTCGTAGCAGATGAATTCACCAATAACCAAACCATCCATTCGCTGCAAACCTTGAACAGGAGCAGTCCGTAACCATCCTTCAGCGGTTTTCGTGCAGTAGATATAAACCTTGAACGGAGTTTCCAGCTTCGGTCTGGTCTTACGCACCTCAACGGTCTTCTCACGGCGGAGAATCTTCTTGCACCAGTCAGGTCTGATGCTAATAAGCACTGCCTTGCTCATCCTTGTTCACCTCTAAATTCACTCCCGAGAAAACGCTTCTTGTTACGTTCCCGGTGCTTGTCCTCATAATCACGGTGGTACACGCTCTGGCTGTGGTTCAGCTCATACACGAATGCCTTGCGCTCCTCGAAGTCTTTCTTCTCTGCCTTGTACTTCTCGCAAGTGTCGTGGCAAGCTTGGTGGCGTGATGTGCAGTTGAGACAACAGGTAATCATTCCAATTCACCCCCAAGTATCTGCCATAGCTTTTGCAACGCCCGGAAAAGTTTTTGCACGGCTCTTTGCGCGGTCAGTGGTAAACATGCCCTTGTGCTGTTCACTATGCTTGTGCGAGTAGGAACCAGACGGGCACCATGTCGCGGTAGGTTCTACGATGTTTGTCGGGTGCAGCGGCGGTACACCGCGTTCCCACAGTAGCGTTTTCTTGCTGTAAGGATGTCCGTACTCGTAGGGCTGGATTGCCTGCGTAGGCTTTGGGTAATCAAAAATCTTGCTGGGGGTAGGATTCTCAATCACCACTTTTTCGCAATCTGCCGCCCACACGGCAAGAAAAAGCGCCTTGCCGCACAATCCCTCATAATACCGGGAAAGATTGAGCTTTCCTCCCTTGTACAGGTGTCTTGCTCCCGCGTTGCTCGTCTTTGTGCAGGGGACAAATGCGATAATCATGTCCCAGCGGGGCACGTCATGCACGGTTCCGTCCATGGTCACGACCTGCCCTCCCTCGATAGCCTTTAGGCAGTCACCGAGAATATGCCATTCTGGATGTCCGCCGGACGGCTCAATCAGGTCGCAGGAATAGGCTTCGTGGCCTTTTGCGCGAAACGCTTTACACACTTCTTGCGATTCCTCGCAGGCAATCAACACTTTCATATTTCCAAACGCCCGTCCAGCCAGATAGCGCAGCTCTTATATAAGGTAGGCGGTCAGGGTTTATGTCCTAAAAGGGCAAATCCGATGAATCGTCAATCACAGAGAAGTCGTTTGCGTTACCCTGAGAATAGTTCTGTGGTGCATCCTGCGCCCGATCGGCGGTTTTGCTGTCAGACTTGCCACCGCAGAAGTCAACCTTGTTCGCCATAATTTCTGTTGCGGTGCGGTTGTTTCCCTGCTTGTCGATATATTTCCGGGTCTGGATGCTGCCAGTCACCAGAATTAGGCTACCCTTCTGGAACCACTTGGAAACGAACAGTGCCGTATTACCAAATGCGGTGCAGTTGAAGAAGTCGGTTTCCTTCTGACCGCCACTCTGACGGTCACAAGCAATGCTGAACGTGCAAACATCCTTGCCAGACTTCGTGACCTTAGCTTCAGGCGTGTGAACCAGACGCCCCTGAATTGCGATAGAGTTGAGCATTGTTTAGCCCTCCTTCGGCTGTTTCTGTGCACAGTCCCAACACAGGACGCGCCCAAAGCGTTTTTTCGTGCTTCTTGCAGTTTCCAGCGGAGTGACTGTGCGGTTGTTGTACTGAATAGGCTGCAACTGCTTTCCGCAGCAAGCGCATGGGGGGATGGTTTCCGCTTCCGTTTGCTTCTGCTCAGGCTTGTTTGACCTGCTTGTAGTCTGCTTCTGGTACTCGTCCGTGTCAGCGTCCTTCGTATCGTCAATGCAAAACAAACCGTTCAGAGCGTACTTTCTGGCGTAGCTGCTTGCAGTGCCGGTAATCTGCGAATCGTCCATGCCCTTCTTAAACTCAGGCTCACGAGCGTATGCAGTCACCGTGTAGGTGGCACCATCCTGCGATTCAACCGTTGCAGTGGCTTCGATGTAGTGCCAACTGTCAACGATAACAGGTTTGTCGGAAAGCCGCAGCACAAGGCTATGCGCTTTCAAGATGGGCTTGACCGCTTCGAGAATGTCCTCGCACGAGCGGTACTTGTAGCCGCCAAATTTGTTCATCTGCCCCTTCGGGGCTTTCAGCTCTGACTGAACAGCCATCAGAGCTTCATGGATTTTGCTGTTGTCCATACGTTTCCTTTCTTTGGCTTCATTAGGCATCATTGTTCTTACTTCGGCTTAACTTGGCTGTACAAAATCACCCAGCTATCAGTTCTGCCAACTGTGCGCGGAGGTCTTTCAGCTCTGCTTCCCTGTCCTCAATCTCAGACTGTAAGTCCTCAATCGCTGCCAGCCGGTCAGCTTCTTTGGCTTCTGCTTCCTGCTCACGGGTTAGGAAATACACGCCATCATCCGGCTCTGTCACGCCACCGAATCTGTCAAGGTTAATCATTTTTCGACTTCCCTCTCTTGCGCTGTTCTTTGATTTGCAACGCACTGTGCCACTGGTCTTTGTCGATTTCGATGGTAGACCACCGGTAGTTACATACAAGGCACTTCTTGCGTCGAGCGATGCTGTCATAGTCTGATCGGCTATCAACCGTTGTGATGTTGTCACTACCGCATATCGGGCATTTCATCGTGCATCCCTCCACTCGTTGGTGTGATGAGGAATGCGTTTTACTTTGCGATTTTCCCGTTCGATACGTTCATTTTCAGAGCTGACCCCAATGGCGCACAAGATGAGTGCTGCGTCGAGGAAGCTACACGAAAGGAAAACGTATCCAAACATTGCTACTGTGCTCTGACTTTTCTGGATTGCATCGCCACATCCTACTGAAAAGATCGCTAACGCGGTTCCAAGCGTACAAAGGACATTAGCTTTCAGGCTTTTCATTCTTATTACCTCCAAAACTAAGTATCCATGCCGTAGCCATTGCCACAGATGCCGTAATGATTCCACGGGTAGCTGATGCACCTACCAGAATTCCGATGTGATGCACCAACCAGAGGTTCAGCAGAAATACCGCCAAAACCACTGCCAGTGCTATGCCCCACATCAGGGCAACTTCAATAAATGCTTTCATCTTGTCTCCTTTCATTTTTGCCGTTGCTGTTCTGCTCCTAGCTACTCAATGCCTTAGCCTATTGTTTCTATTCTTTTCCGTTGCCTTTGCGTTTCTATACTCCGCTCCGCCTTTGCTTATCAAAGCTACGCCTTGCATCCATAGCCTTTGCTTCGCCGCTCATATCGGTTCCATGCAATTCCATTGCACTCAGTCAAGAACTTCGTATGTATAACGGCCTTTGCCACTGTTTCTCCACTGGCCGATGCCACGCAGAGCGCCGTAGTCCAGCCACTCACGCACGACCTTCTCGTGAGAATCGTCCAGAAGAACGATTTCAAACTCGCAGGTCGAACCAGCAGGAACCTGCTCGCTGTTGGCAAGGCTGACGCGCTCGCCCTGCGCAGTCTGAGCACGGAGTGGGCGCTGGCACTCGGTAATCTCGCCGTTCACATGAATGGGAATCATGCGGGGCTGAACGAAAATCAACCCATCAATGACCTTCTTGTAGGCCGTCAGCTTGCCGCTTTCGTTCACGGCCTTCTTCTTGCCAGTTTCGGTCTTGCCGCCGATACGACCCAGCATACCGCAAGAATCCTTGAAGAAGCCCTTGATCTGGTAGTCATACAAGATGGGTTCGCCGTTTTCGTTGCGAGGGAACACGGTCATGCCCTTATCTGCCACAGCATCAGCGCCCAGAGCAGCAACCTCGTCCTCGATGGTATTTGCATCCGGGGACTTGCTGGCGATGAACTCGCGTGCAATGTTCTGATTGCTAGGCCATGTGCCGAGAACTGCTTCGGTGAATGTGATTCTTACCTTGATTTTTTTCATTTTTGCTCACTCTTTCTTTCTCGATGCGTTCTAGCCGGTCTTTCTCCCGGCTGTGCCAGCGAATTTCTCGCTTTCCGTAGTATTTACCGTTCATCAGGGGCCTTCACCTTTCCCTGTGCAAGTAAAGTACTGTAATGGCCGTAGCTCATGCCATATCGTTTTGCGGCATCGTTCATCTGTCGCACGGTATACTTTGGAGGCTCGTGCTTTTGAGGTCTCGCACGCTCTAGCTCCTGCACATCCCAAGTAATTTTGAACTCACCAGATGCTTTTAGCTCATTCAGCTCTTTTTGCTTTTTGGCTTTGTACTTTTTGGTCAAAGCCTTGTTTGCATCTGCTGCACATTCAGGGTGATACTTCTGAGACCAGACCTTCCGAACCATTGGCTTCTTGCACCAAGCGCATAAAGCTGGTTCCGGCTTAGCCTTGATTCCTTTCTTTATAAGAGCCTGCCGTTCTCTGCGAACAATGATTTTACATTCTTCACAGTATTTCTTGCACGGATTTACAAGGCCAAGAAAGACACCGCAGCGCTCACAGTACTTTTCTTCCACGCTGCATCTCCTCTTTTAGCCTGGCTTCGCGATTGTGGCGTTCAAAGCACTGATTGATGGTTTTCTCCATCCAAAGCACCTTGTTGGCATCGTTTCTGGACACGCCAGCTGCCATTGCCAGCTTCAGTCTGCGCTTGCGGCTTTGCGCCTTACGAAATTTCGTCACCAGCACTCACCAGCCTTTTTAATGATGAACGCGGGCACGTTTCTGCCGGTAGCCCGACACAGGCAGACGCACTTGGCAACCCAAGTATCAAAAGAAGCAGAAGGGATGCAGCACGTTGCATTTCGCTTAAAACTTTCATCATCCGGTTTACTAAGCCAAATAGAAACCGCCTTGTAGCAGTACGCTTCCGTGACTCTGCACCATTCAATGCTGTACCCATCCAAGCACAACTGCTCCATAATCTTCATTGCCAGATGCTTCGCTTCGGCAATTTCATCTTCTGCCCACTTGAGCTTGTCTGCTTCGTAGACCTTGACCGCTTCGTCAATGGCAAATTTCGCATCGTCCGGGTGCTCAAGGTCTACCTTCAATGTCAAAATCTGTTCCATGTTCAGTCCTCCTTCTGCTCAATCTCCAGAATCTTGCAGATGCTCTGAATAATCTTCTCCGGCTTTCGCTCACCACGAAGAATCTTGTAGAGGTACGAATCATCAAGGAACAATCCAGTATCGCTTTGAACCGCCTGAATCAGCTCCGTTTGCTTCATACCTCGCTGCAACAGCTTCATCTTCACTTCTAGCTCAAAGCCAGAACGGAAGTTTTCTTTCAAAATTCCACCTCCATTTGCTAAAATCTATTGACAAGTACGGAAAGCTGTACTAATATAAGGGTGTAGAGAGTTTATATTGTACAGTGTTCTGTACTGCCCATGTCTGTATTATAGTACAGGCATCTGTACAAGTCAACTCTTTTGTACAAAATTCTGTGCATTTGTATACTTGCACAAATATGGGAGTGTTCTTATGTCGGACTTGTACAGCAACATCCATGCACTCTGCGAAAAAGAGGGAATCAAAGACGGAACTCTTTGTGCCAACATCGGGATTCGCCGTAGTTTTCTTTCCGAGCTGAAAGCCGGGAGAACCAAGAGCCTGTCCGCAGAGGTTCTTTCTAAAATTGCAGCCTACTTCAACGTATCGGTAGACTACCTTCTCACTGGCGAACAAAAAGAAAACCCGCCCCAGCAGCCGCAAAGTGAAGTCGATGCAGCAGTGGAACGGATTAGAAAAAAGCTTGAATCTATGCCGACAGCGCAGCGTGAAGCGCTGATGAACCTGATTGAGAAGATGTGAGGAAACGGTTCTGACCCGGTAAAATAAAAACCCCTTGTGCCGGGCTGGTGTAGCTCTGCGCAAGGGGTTTTCTGTTATTCTAGGTCTAAGGCTTGCTCCGCTGCCGGAATCTTATCAGGATGTTCCAGCAGCCATGCAATAAATCGGTCAATCTTGGCTCTTTCCTGTTCACTCATTGTGGCATATCCTCCCGATCAGTAAAAATGAATGTTCATTTGATACGATTATACATCTTATAGTTGTAAAGTCAATGCATTTTCAACAACTTCGTAAAAATCGAATATTTTCTTCGCATCCATTACTTTGTATCAGGGAAGCCAAAAATCGCAATGACAATGATTAAGAGCCACATTAAGTTTAAGTTACCCTTTGCTTTGTAACATTCCGTTGAGCATGGAACGAAAGGGGTTATTCGGTAAATCGTCCAGCACATCTGCTTTGACGAGAGCGTTTGTGCTGATGCTGTGCGAAACATTGTTTAGCTGCACAATGGCATCGTCCAAGTCTTTTACGGTTGCTCCACGCCGTTCCATTGACTGAAGGAAGGTTTTCACTTCTTCAAGAACAACAGGGTTTTCGGTTTTATAGAATCCGTTCGTAAAGTCCATCTTCTTCTCCTTTCACAGTTCCACAAGCTGTCCGTCAATGCGTTCGATGTTATCTGCCGGGTCGCGTCCATCGTCTAAGGCGGCTACGGCACGTTCCAGGATGCCTTTTGCTTCGAGGTAAGCATCTTTATCAGCTTCGTACCCAGAAAGGCTCAGGACAAGCTCCAGCGTCCGTCTGCGGGCGTATGGGACAATCAGAGCATCTACAGTTCGGTTCATTAGCTTTCCTCCCATGGTTCAGGTGTGTGCGGCTTCTTATCGGGAACGCTGGCGGGCATTCCGTCGATGATTGGCATACGTTCATGGTTCCAGATTGCAGTTTCTTTCATTTTATGTTTCCTTTCTATTTGGAATTTTTTGACAATACAGTTATAACACAGGCTGCTGTTGGTTCTCCATAGCAGCTTTTTCCATTTTTTGGTTTGTCGAACCCGGCAGTTTTGCTGAATTTTGTTGAAAGGGCGTGAATTTATGGATGAATATTTGGTAAGAACGGCCAAAACATTAGAGATGGCACGGATGCGTTCAGGCTTAAGCCAACAGAAATTAGCAGCACGAATGGGCGTGAATCGTGGCACGATTGCCAACTGGGAGCAAGGTCTGGCAGCCATTTCCCTGCCAATGGCTATGCGCTGGTTCACCTGTTGCGGCGTATCGGCGGCTCGATACATGGACGCTTGCATTTATCCTGGACTGCTGGAGCATCTGGAAGACGACCTTCCTGGTCTGGAGAAGCGGCAGATTCTCATAGATGCTATGATGGAATGTTCTTCCTATGAGATAGATGCCTTGTTGTATATCCGGTACGGAGATCACGGCTCAGACCATATGGGTGTGCTGACGGAGGTTCTGGCAAACCTCCACACACCGTTGAAGGACAGGGTCTCTGTTTGCCGGATGGTATCGGGCAACTACGAGATAGCGCAAGCTACCGGAACAGACCCAGACCCGAATGGAACCGCCCCGAAGATGGAAATACTCTATCAGGCGCAAGATGCCGGAACAGAAGCTGCCATGAGGTCCAATGATTCTTATACCGTGAATCCGAATAATATAAGCGGCTGATTGTCGAATTATCGAAGTTTTTAAGGAGCATTCTGTCCACTTTTTGTACACCTATCGGGCAAATCTACCTTGTCATCCCGTCCCCCATAGGCTATGAACCGACAATATTTGCGCATAATAAACAACGAATTAGCGCTAATTTATCGTTTGCGATTAAGCAGCTTGTCAATCCGTCCCCCATAATACCGGCTCAAAAGTTTTTCATCCACATTTTGTACACGTTAGATAAGACTAATCATTGCCGGAAAGACTTTATTCAGCAAATGAAAGGTTTAGTTATCCACAAGCTGGAATGGAAAAACAAAGAAATTGTTGAAAATTATCGTCATCGCTTATTTAACGATGATATTTAACCTCTTGTTTATTTCTTGTTTAATATATAATAGGTAGATGGGGGACGAAATGACAAAGCATGGGGGACATTTTGACAAGTCATGGGGGACGTTTTGACGACCCTATGGGGGACAAAAAGACAAGCCATGGGGGACAAAATGTATTGACTTGTCCCCCTACCTGTGATATACTGATTTTAGCCTAGAAAAGGAGGCGAACAGATGCCAAAAATATCTGACAACAACCTTGTTGAAAAAAGCAAATCTCTTGTGTGGGCAAAGTTCAGGGATTACACGGCAGGTGAGCTTCGGTTGCTAGAGGTTTACTTGTCAAGAATAAATCCGAGAGACCCAAACAGCAGCCGTGTGGAGTTCACTTTGGCAGAGTACAGAGACCTGCTGGGGTTAAAAAGCCTTGATGCACGAAGGATTGAGCCGCAGATCAAGCACTTTTTGGGCAACACTGTGTCGATTCCCATTGACAAAGAAAAGGGAACATTTGAGAGCTTTGTCCTTTTCACAAGGGCAAAACTGGACTATGTGCCGGAAACAAGGTCTTATGTTGTGGCAATCACTTGCAACCCTGACCTTCGCCCTATTTTCTTTGACATTGCTGAAAGCGGCTATGTTCGGTATCGGCTGCGTTACACGTCAAGAATGAAGTCTCAATACAGCATTTTGCTTTATTCGATTCTTCGGGACTGGTTGAACATGGACAGCAAGCCGCATGAAATCAGTCTGAAAAAGCTGAGAGAACAGCTCGGTGCGATGGAAGCAAGCTACGATGTTTACAAGAACCTTCGCAAACGAGTGCTTGATGTTGCAGTAGATGAAATCAACGCCGTGTCTGACATCGTGGTGACTTATGAACCGGTTCTTGTAGCACGAAAGGCTGTGGCGGTCAAGTTCAAGCCCAAAATTAAAGCGTCTGAGACGCTGATTGAAGTTCAGGCAAGCGAAGTATCGGCTGAACCTCAAAAAGCTGCCAGAAAGCCCCGTAGAAGCGGATATGAGGTTTTTGACTGGTCTGTGTGTGACGAGCTGGAAAAGCAAGACTGCATTGACGTGGCAAAAGTGGTTGAGAAGTGGATGAAGAAAGAGCATCCTGAAATTAAGCTGCCGAGACGCAGAGAAGCGGTTTACGAGACGGTAAAGGCAGCGTATAAGGACATCCTATCTTTGAACAGAACGCCGTTCCCTGACAGACCTGTTGGCTATCTGATTAGAAGCGTAGACAAAGCGGGTATCGTAGACAAGTATATGCCAGCGTTTTATTCCATTGAAGCGCTTAACGGCAAATAAAGAAAGAGTGATAAAATGGCAAAAATTATAGCTGTCGCCAACCAGAAGGGCGGCACAGGAAAGACTACCACAAGCACCTGTCTGGCGGGTGCATTGCAGTTGCTTGGCAAGAAAGTGCTGCTGGTGGACTGCGATGCCCAGTGCAATGCAACGGACACCTACGGAGCACAGACAGAGGACGTATGCACCCTGTTTGATGTGATGACCCGGCAGGGTACGGTAGAGGAAGGAATTCAGCACTGCGAAGCCGGTGACATTCTGCCGTCAGACAGCGCATTGAAGGACATTGACGAGCAGCTTGTCCGGGACATGGGCAAGAACTTCCGGCTGCGTGAAGCACTGGAATCCGTGTCCGAACAGTACGATTACATTGTGCTGGACACTCCTCCACAGCTCGGTCTTGCGCTTGTAAACGCTCTGATCGCCGCCAACAGCATCATCGTGCCCATTACAGCAGACCGATATGCGCTTGCCGGATTGAGCCAGCTTTCGCAGACCATTGGTGACGTTCGCAGATACTTCAACCCGACCTTGAAGATTGAGGGTCTGCTCCTGAACCAGTACAAAAGCCGTGAGAACCTGTCAAAAGAGGTCGTGGAGCAGCTCCCGGTAATTGCACAGAGCATGGGAACAAAGCTTCTGGACGTGAAGATTAGACCGTCTATGGGTGTTCGTAAGGCGCAGGCAGAGCGGCACAGCCTGTTTAGCGGCGACACGGCAAAGAGCACTAGCGCAGAGGATTTCAAGGCGTTGGCAGAGATGATTGTGGAAGGAGAAGAAAATGAGTAAGAAGATTGTAGACGTTGCTCCCTTGATGGAATATTATCGAAACAGACTTCTTGAAGAAGGTGACAATCAAGCGTTGGAAGATGCGTTAGAAAGGTTAAGAGCGTTAAGAAATGCTGATGTGCAAGATTTACAGCCAAAAGCAACATGGGAACGTCCAGAGGGTTTGACTTTTATTATTCAGGACGATTATGATAACAGCCATGCAGAGCAAGCAATCAAATGCAGTAATTGTGGTGGTATGATTTCCGAAAGCGATTTCGACAAGTGGATTTGGAATTTTTGCCCAGTATGCGGCGCAAAAATGGAGGAAGAAAAATGAAATCAACCAGCAAAAAAACATCCGGCTTGTTGGGCGGCTTTGATTTCCAGCCTGTTTTTTCGGAACAGCCATTAAGCCGAAGTGAGCCAAAGGAAGAAGAAGTAAGCCAAGCAAAGCCGAATAATGCCGAACAGGAGCAAGTTAAGCCTAGTGATGCCACAGACAGCCATGTACATCCAAGTGAAGCGGAATTAAGCGGTATTAAGCCGAAGCAAGCCAAAGACATAGAAAGACAGCCAAATGATGCCGTGTTAGGCGAAGGTAAGCCGAAAAAGCTGAAACAAGCAAAGGAAACGAAACGGCTGATTGAACAGGGCAATATTCCAGGCGCACTGGCTAAAGCTGGCTTGACAAAGAAAAAAATCCCGATGCCGGAATCGCATCAGGGTGTTGCAAGCGGTGATGGCAAGCGTTCAAAGCGCATTACCATCCTTATGAGTGAGGAAGAGCGCAAGTACATCAACCGTGAAGCCAGACGGCACGGAATGACGATTGGACAGTTCGTATACGCTCTAGCGGCTGCGGCGGCAGATGGGAAGATTGAATTGGAGGATTTTTTAGATGAATGATAGTGAGCGACACCTTATTCGATTTGTTTGCGATGGCGATATGCGAAACGCGCAAAAAGTCGTTAAAATCATTTTGGATTCTATATCATCCAAAAAAGATGAGCAGTTCAAAGAAAATATGCTTCGCAAGTTGGAAAGCAAAAGAGAATTTATTGAATTGCCATATAACTTACAGCATCTTTTGATCGCAGAAGATACAGAAGAATTTCCAGAAGCAAGATTCCTTCTTAGGAACGAAGAAAAAAGTATAACGCATAAAATCGTTGCTATTTATCGAGCATCTGAAAAATTGAACGAAATGGGTATTCCTTATTTGCCAGCATTGATGCTTTATGGGCAAAGCGGATGCGGAAAAACCATGCTGGCTAGGTATATCGCGCATAAAGCAAAACTTCCGTTTTTGAGGATTCAATTTTCAAGTCTAGTTGATTCGCACTTAGGGCAAACTCAATCTAACCTTGCGAGAATTTTTGATTATGTGAGAACCGCTCCTTGCGTTCTTTGTTTTGATGAAATAGATGCGGTCGGAATGGCTCGTGGGCAAAAAGATGACGTTGGGGAAATGAACCGTGTGGTTATTGCGATTATGCAGGAAATGGACAGATTGCCGAACAATGTCATTATTATTGGAACGACAAACCGATTTGATAGGATTGACCCTGCACTTACAAGAAGATTCCCGATGCAATACGAATTAAAGCCGTTGTGCCGTGCGGATGCAGAAATGCTTTCCAAAAGGTTCTTTGAATATGCAAGAGCACAATATGAAAACATAGCTTATGAAGATAATGTCCCCGCGTCTACGGTTATCAAAGAATGTACAGAACGAATTGTAAATCAAGTTCTGAATCAAGAGGATTTCTTGGAGGATTGACGTATGATTGTTTATAGACCTCATCGTGGTTTTTTGGAAGATGCCATGAAAGAAGCAAAAACTTTTCTGAACGAATGGCAAATGAAACGGTATGTTGCAAATAACTGGAATCTTGCAATCGGAAGAAAAGTATTAGACCCCGAAGATATTATTATCGACAGCGAATCAACAGACGATGACCGTGTCGGTTGGAAAAATGTTCACATGGTTTGTGCAACTCGAATCGGAAATGAAGATTACATGAAGCAGTACGGCAATCCGCAGTGCATCGGATATTGCGCTTACGATGTATCAAACGCGCCAAAATCAAGCCAGTGGATTTGTGCAAAGAACAGTGTTCCGGGGGATACAGACCGGCGTGTTATCGGATTCGATGAATCTGCCTTCGATATTGTTATAGCAAATTACGATGAGCAGTTCAAAGAGTGGCGGGATGATGAGGGTAGAACCCATAACATTACATATTGGATGCCGTTGCCTGAACCGCCTGTAAAATATTGAGATAGCAAAGGAGCGATATATGGAAAATTTCTATTGGGTCAAAATCCAGTACGATGATGACGAAAAATGCAGACACTTTCAAGCTCCGTTCGTCTTGTTTGCAAACAGCAAGGAAGAAGCAAAAGCAAGAATCGAGCGAGAAGTTCCCGGCAAGTTTTCCATTATCAGTGTGGTAGGACTCGACAAGAGCCTTGTAATTACCCCGCAAGATTTGTTTGACATAAGGTCAAAATCAGCGATTTGGGAATGAGAAAAACGCTAGAGGATAGAACAGGCAGCTATCGCCCATCGTTAGGAGATGCGGGAACCGTCACCCCGCCTAGCTTTTTCAATAGTAAACCCCTGTGTAGCCGTTAAAAACTACACAGGGGTTCTGTTTTACTTATCAGCAATACAATCCCAGTAGAGATACGCCTTGCCGTCCACAGCGTCCGTGTCATCAAGGAACGCCTTTGCCATGTCAGCGTAGAAGCCCGGAGTGTCAACGGACTGGCGCTTTGCGACCTGACAATAATCCGAGTACATCATGTTCATAACAGCCCAGAAATCGTTCGGGTCACAGTTGATATTGCGCTGCTTGGCAACGTCCTGTGTCTGTTCCAGCGTCCAGTGACAGCCCTTTGTGCCGTCAGCATTCACCATGCTGTCACACCATTCCTCTGCTTCATCGTGGGTGAGGTGCTGGCGTGGCATCTTGATCGAGCGGCTGCCTGCGCCGCCATGTTCATACTGTCCAGACCGTTTATCCCAGTCGCCGTTCTGCGAGAAGCCGATTTGCGGCATTCTGCGGCCATTCTCTACGTCAGGGTAGCGGGGGATAGGGTAGGGGTCGATGTAGCGGTTTTCCTCCTGCGGATAGTAGGGATAGCGGTCGTTGCCACCTTCCAGTTTACGCAGACGGCGTTCCAGCTCACGTTCCCTGCGGTCACGCTCTTCCTCAAGGCGGTCACGTTCCGGCTCACGGTCTTTGTCGTGGTCTCGGAGCATCATCATGCGGCGAAAATTGTTCTTGCCCATAATCTACACCTCCTCAAGAAATGGACGCAGGCGCACCAGCGTGGGAACGGCAGAAGCAGCCTAGATACTTGAACGTGCCTGTGCCGGTTGCAGACGTTGCTACACGGGTAGCGTAGCGGGTGCGGGTGTGGATGCTCTCAGCAGTCGCCTGAGCGCAGTTGCAGTCGGTCAGAGGGTATGCGGTCGTGCCTGCACCTATGGTAATGACAACAGGTGCGTTGATGGTGGTCGTGTCCGGCAAGCTCTGAGCAACCACGATACAATACTTCTCTCCGTTCTGGTATGCGCCAGCAGGGATGTTGATGGTCAGAGTATCATCGGCAAACGTGACTGCCTGACTGATGACCAAGTGCGGGCAGAGTTTGCAGCTTGTTTTGCAAGCCATAGTAGTTTCCTCCTGAAAATCAGGGGCAGGGGTGTCTTACCCCTGCCCCGATGGTTCACCCGGTGTTATCGGGGAGTGTGTAGGTTAGCAGCAGCCGCAGCAGTTCACGCCCACGTTGGGGTTTGCCACCTGATAAGCGGGAATCGGACGAGGATTGACCCGATTAAGGATGGTATCGGTCTGCTGGGACATCACAGTGGTCAGAAGCGCATTCTGACGATCCTGAGAAGCGGCGAACTTCAGGTTCTGATTCTCAGCGGTCAGAGTGGCAATCTTATCCTGCGTGAAGTAGTCCATCATGCTGCGGAAATTGGCGTTGCAGTTGTCCACGATGGCACGGGCGTTGTCTGCGATAGCCTGACGGGTAGCGCAGTCCTGCTGTGCAATGGTGTACTTCAGGTCGCCGATGAGCTGCTTGTTCTCGCAGCAGCAAGATGCAAGCTGCGTGGAAAGTGCGGTCTGACCCGCCTGCCGTGCGTTGCCCTCCTGCATGATGGCGAGGCTGATGGCGTTGTCGCCGTTGGACACGCTGCGTTCCAGACCGTTCACGAGCTGTGCGTTCTGGTAGCCGAGCTGACAGATGGCGCTATTCACGCCCGCAAAGCCGTTTGCGATGTTGGCGTTCACGCCGTTCATCTGCACCAGCTGGTCATAGCCCAGAGAACAGATGCCGCTCTGGATGCCAGCCAGAGAACGAGAAGTGTCCTGCTGGTAGAAGCCCTCCGACAGCGCCGCACGAGTATCTGCGCCGCCCTGACCAGTTGCGCCAGTGCCGACCAGATAGGGGATGTAGCTGTTCATGCCGTTGTCACCACCGTTCCGACCGTAGCCGTTTGTACCCCAGCCGAAGATGATGGCGAGGATGATAACCGCCCACAGACCTTCGTTGCCGAAAAATCCGCCGTTGTTATTGCCGCCGTCCTGCCCAGCCAGATAACCAGTTGCAAAATCGTCCATAACAAAACTCCTTTCAGTTTTGCGTTATGCTATCCCACCGCCGTATGCGATGGGCGAAGCCAAACAAAAGCGGTTTTTGTCAAGTCCGCAAAACTGAGAAGCGTTTCGCTTGCGAGGGGTTCTTATTTTGGGATTGTTAAATCAACTTGGAGGATTGCTTTTTTCGTCTTCCGGGTCATCCCACTTTTTGCTGGCAGCACCGAAAATAAAGCCAAGCATCAAAGGAACCCATAGTTTGTCATTGCCACACAGATTGTTGAGGTCGAAATCTTTTTCTGGATGGTTGTTTTCAAAATCGTCCATTGCAAAGTCTCCTCACTTCGGAAGCGTCAAATTCAGGACGCTTGCAAGCTGATTCAGGTCGATGCCCCTCTCTTTTGCGAGGTTCTGCGCCATCGTCCTGAGCTGCGTTTCGTTTTTGCCCTGAATCAAGTTCAAACCCTGCATGATGGGGGCATTCTGCCCGCTCAACTGCTGGATAAGCCCCATCGGGTTTTGTCCGGCACGAGCCAGATTTGCAAGCTGCATGATAGGGCTGTGAGTAATCATGTCAAACGGAGAGGTCATCGCTTATTCTCCTTTCTTTGCGGTGGCAGTGGGCTTAGAAAAGCTCTTTTGCCATTTTTCCAGTTCATCCAGCCTGTGAACAAGGGTGTTATACTCTTCAATAGGAACATACTGCTGTGTCGGTGCAGCGGTCTGCTGTGCCTGTTGCGCCTGTATCTGCCGCCACGCTTCCGGGCTGTAAAACTCCTGCACATAGGATTCGCAGGTGTCAGGGTTCAGCCGCTTGCAGTAGATCACACCGCTCCGCAGGTCGGGGCAGTAGGTCGGTCTGCCGTACAGGTCAGACGGTATCGCCAAAAACTCTTCTCTGCTGGAAACGGGTCTGCCCAGCAGCCAACCGCCATCCTGTGCCGACTGCTGAACAGGCTGCTGCCCATTCATCGGCTGCGGACGCTGCGGTTGTGCCTGCTGCATCTGTGCGTTTGGCAGGGGAGTGGTAAGACCTACCGTGCCCATGCCACCATACGGATTGACAGGCTGCTGCGGAACATAGGGCGCTCCGGGTGTTGGGTAATAGCTCATAATTCATCCCTCCTATTGCTCCCAGTATACCGCACCGGCAAAAAGCGAAGGACAACGAACGTCAAACGAAGGACAAAAAGAAAAAGCGCCCACACGGAAAAATCCGCATGAGCGCTTAACTGTTAAGGGCTTCACAATGGAAGCAAGCCTAAAATATCACGTTTCAACTTTCACGGCAAGCCTTTTGACAAAACTAGTGCAAATAATACAAAATCCCCCACTTTGCCTATAAAGTAACCCGCGTGGAACGCAGGGCTTCGGCAAAGCAGGGGATTTTTTTGTAAAATCAAGAGCGGAACCGCCCACAGGCAATGCCGCTCTCTACAAAGGCCAGAGCCTTTCAAATCATAAATCGTATGGCGTATAATGCAAAGACGCATATACCGATAAAACCACGCCTATAAATGCACTATGCCAAAACGGAAGGACGGTTTTTAGAACGCTTGATGTCGCCCCAAAAATAATCAGAGCGAACAAAACACGGGACAAAAAGTGATATATTTTATTTGCCATAATTCATATAAAATCGTCTCCCGCATGGTACGCACTATAAGTAGGCGGGCGTGAGCCTGTATCAACGAAAAAGACCCGCCATGATACGCATCGTTGAGAGGCTTGACGGGTTCAGATATCCACCCTGTTGCGCTTCTTCGAGAGGCCGGGTGGATTTGTTGAGATAATTATACCACAATTCGTGCAAAAAGAAAAGCGGCAGACCCGAAAGCCTGCCGCTTCAATGCGATTTCGTGAAAAATCGCACCCAATTAGAATTATGATATCACACATTCAGCATTTTATCAATAATTTTCAGCCTATTGCCGATTGATGTCCGACAATACGGCACACGCGCTGCAATATCAACTTGACATAGCTGGTCAACGTACCGCAACCGGGCGATTTTCCGGTCATACCTCCCAAGCGGCGCACGTTTTATCACAGCTTTTATCTGTTCTGCATTAAGCCCTTGCAACGCTGGCGGAAAGACTACACGAGCCGCCGCCACAGGCAGCACCGAGCCAGAAAGGCTGCGGCAGCTGTCCTGCGTTGCGCACCATATTGCCAAGCGCGGCGAAATGGTGACGTTTTGTCACCATTTTCGTGACGTGCCGAAATTGCTCTTGTGCGGCGTACATCTCGGTAAAGCCACCGGGATGCTCGTATGTAATGCTTGCCATGATATTACTCCTTATTGTGAACAATGAGATAACGAATTGCGGAAATTTTGACGATAACGCTATCGTCCGGGTTGTTTTCTTGTACACCGCTGAACGCAACGTATTCGCCATTTAGCCACAAAATATTTCCTTCCAACCGCTTGAGCCATTTTCCGCTACCATCGAAATCAGCGGCATGGTCATCCAAGTCGATTTCGAGGTAAAAACCATTGTTCTGTTTTGCAAAGTATTTTTGCAGAACAGAAGTGATTTCTTTCGTGCTCATGTTTTCGGAATCAGCAATGACTTTGATGTAGTGATAATGAAACATTTTTTGTCTCCTTACTCCTTGCTATCCAAAACGATTACTGCGTACACGCGGAGGCTTTCCAGCTTTTCGATAACGGCATTATAAGTTGCTTCCGTTGCGATGTGTGCGATGCGCTCCAGCTCATTGCTCTCTTTTGATGCAGCAATAATTTCATCCGCAGATACGCGTTTCATGGATTCAATCAAATCGAGCAAATCTTCGACATTCACTGCGTTCATACAATCACTCCTTGCTTAGTGCCGCTTTCATGTGGCTCATAAATTACCCCTTGTTGATGGTAGGTTTCTTTTCTGCCAGTGCCTTCTTCATCAGACTGACAGCTTTTTCGATCACACTGTCCAGCACTTCATCCGTGATGAAAGGCTTCAGCCAGTCCGGCAGTGCGCCGCGCAGTGCGGCAAAGACCTGTGCCTTTTTCTTAGCGCCCTGGCCGCTGCCCATGATGCTGTCCTCAGCGATGGTCACAAGCTCCAGCGCCCAGTTCTTGACGTACTGCTTGTAGCCCAGCCGGATGGCACCAACGGCCAGCGCGGCAAAGCCGATGAACATCAGTACCAGTGCGATGGGCGCGGGGATAAAGTTAAACATTGCTTCCATGATTTGTTACTCCTTTCAGTAGGTAGTTGTTGATATCGGATTTGCTTTTTTGCATACCTTCCCGGTTGTTTCCGGACAGCTGCGAATCCAAAAGATTTTGTACGCCAACGAGAACAAGGCGTATTTCTTCGTCAATGCCGTCAAATCGCCGGAGGTCTCTTGCAAGGGCTTGTGTATGCTGGAGCTGCCCCAGTTCCAAGGTTCCGACGCGCTTGTCCAGCTCATCTAGCCGCTTGTTCTGCACGTTGTCCGGCTCCTGCGCCTTTTTGATGTACTTGTGGATGATTTCCAGCACCTTGTCGATGGTGATGGCTGCAGCGCACAGGCTGCCCAGGATGCCCAGCACCCACAGCAAAGCTTCTTTTTCGGTCATTTGCCCTCCCGGAGACGGGTCAGGCCCTTCTTGCGGATGATTTTCGGGTAGTTGACGGTGGTGACGTTGAGGTCTACGTTGCCCGTGATGCCCGGAACGCTGCCCTTGCTGGTGTGCTGGTGGGCGCTATACTTGAACCGCACCTTCGGGGTCTCGCCCGTGTAGTCGGCCAGCCAGACGTCCCACCGAGAGGACAGCCGAGCCATGTCCAGCTCATACTTGTAACCGGTGTAGGTGTACAGCTGGGCGTAAAAGCCCATCCGCTCCACCTGTTCCAGCGCATAGGCGGTGAGGTTGGTGAGGTCGAGGGTACTCATGGGCTTGAGCTTGTTTTCCTCCACGTCCACCGCCACCGGCAGGGTCAGCTCCTTGCCCCGCACCGCCTGCCGCAGCAGGGCAAGCTCTGCATCGGCCATCGCCTCGCTGGTGGCGTAGGTGTAGTAGTAGACGCCCACATCCAGCCCGGCAGCCCGGGCGTTGCGGTAGTTGGTCTCAAAGGTCGGGTCGATGTACAGGCCGTCTGCCCGCTTGGAGAGCTTGCGGTTGGTGCTCACGGTCTTGAGCATTGCCCCTTTGTAGCCCGCCGCAGCCACCTGCGCCCAGTCGATAAGGCCCTGATACCGGCTCACATCCACAAAGCGATAGGGCGGGCCACCCTCCCAGCCGGTGACAGCCTCTGCCTTGGGGGCTTGGGGCGCAGGCTCAGGTTCGCCGGTGTCCCGCTCGTCCCCCGGGCCAAAGATGGCCCGCACCAGCTTTTCCAGCAGCTCCAGCAGCTTACCCATCGTAGTCCTCCCCCGTGATCTCCTTGTACTGCTCTGCGGTGATCTCGTCCTCGGCCACCCGTTTTGCCAGCTCCCGCTTGACCCCAACGCGGCGGCTTGCGGGCATCTCTGCCCAGGTCTTGGTGCCTGCGACCAGTCTGTTTGCCCAGATTTTATCCATTTTGAAATCCTCCTTACTTGTTGACGGCGGCATCCAGCTCGCACAGCGAGTCCTCGATAGTCGCCAGCCGCTCCTGTGATTCCATGTCCTGCTCGCACATGGCGTCCTCGATCCCCGCCACGAGGCCGGGCAGCTCTCTAAGCATCCGCTCCTCTTCCAGCTTTTTGTGGAGTTCTTTCAGGCTCTTATCCATCTTGCAAAGACTCATCCGATAACACCTCCGATCATGGTGATGTTGCCACCGACGCCGGAAGCTCCTCGGGCAATCGTCACCTTGTAGTTGAATGCAAAGCCCCGGGCGGCAGTTGTGTTTGTAAAGCTGTGGTGGACGAAAGCCTTTGCCTCGCCGCTCTGGATGTCGGTGCAGTTCTCCCACACGGGGGTCTCGTCCAATGCGTTGTTGGTCAGTTCCACGGTCAGGCTCATGTCTGCCGGGAAACTGCCCTCCAGCGTCAGCGCGGCCACCGTAATGGTGTCGTCTGCTGTCATCGGTTGGGACAGCGAGAGAACGGCATGGGTCACGTTTTTGGTAAAGGTCGCCGTCCACTCTGTCGTGGTCTTTCCGTCGTCCACTTCCAAAGTCAGTGTGCTCTCTCCGTTGAGGATCTGCTGGAACAGGGCTTTCTCGCTCAGGCACTGTACCGTGAGTTCGGTGCCGGAGGCCACGTTCTCGCGGACGGCCAGCGCCACGCCGTTCACCTTTTCGGTGATGGTCATGGGGTCTCCGTCGCCGTCGGTCACGGTGTAGGGCAGTGTAAACGGCTCGTTCTTCTTGCCAAGCGCCACGCCGCTCTCGCCTGCATCGGAAGTGATCTCCGGCGGCTGGTTCGCAGAGGCGAAGCCGTCTTTGTCGATGTACAGCGTCTCCGGCAGGGTGAAGCAGGGCAGATAGCCGTAACTACTGCCGTAAGTTCCTTCGGCAGTAGTTACACTGGAACCGCTTGCGGAAGATATGTATGCGCTGTTGGCATAATTATCGATATGATTACCTAACTCATGATTACTATAAGTAGTTGTATCAGTTGGAGTTCTCGTCCAGATACCGCTTCCGTAGTGGTTTCGAATGTTGCTGATTCTGCTGATTGCGGCTGAGGAAAGCGCAGAGCCATCGGCGTAGTTCGATGCCCCGACTTCTGTTGCCGAAATGGAGAAAAATCTTGACTCGTATGTCTTACTACTACTTGTTGTACGCCATTCGTAAGCTGAGTATTGGTAAGCATAGAAATACATCCCGACATATTTTGTAGTGCCAATCAAGTCCTTTACTTCGTCGGAAAACTTCGTCACATAGGTATTTTTGTACCAGGTGTCTTCATTATTGCTATCGACTCTGTAATCCGACCTTGCGGACGTAGTATGGGTCCCGCTCGTCGCCGGACTCTCCCGGCAAAACATCGCCCGCCCTTTGCCGTTCAGGCTGGACTCATAGTTGTGGGCCAGCACGTAAAACTTGACTTTTGTGCTGCCTTCCATCAGGTATACAAAGCCATCGCCGATGGCCAAGTCTTTGATTTGCATTCAAATCCTCCTTCCTCTTAAAAATCGATGCGGCTCGCTGCCTTGTTCCACACACCCTCAAGTGCCACGCCGTCCAGCGTGTCAAAGGCCGAAACAAAACTGATACCGTTTACATCTGTGCCATGCACCATCTCCAACAGTTTGATGCGCACGCCGGTGGCCGCAGCGTCCGCCGCTGCGTTTGCCACTGTGAGGGTCTTGTCGGTCTCAATTTTGATAGCGTTGATGCGGTCGCCGGTGGCTTTGGCGTCTGCGGGAGCGCCCTTGACTGTCAGGGTGGGGTCGGTGCTTACGATAGCCGCTGCATTGTCCGCATACTGCTTCGCCGCAGCTTCACTCTTCGCCGCAGCGTCTTTGCTTTTTTCCGAAGAGTTTGCGGCTAACTCAGCAGCGTCTTTTGCGGTTGACGCAACGGTTGCGGCGGCTTCTGCCTTTTCCTTTGCAATGTCAGCCCCTGCAACATCACTCAAAGTGTTGAGGGTGTCGGCGTTCATTGGAGTACCCTCGACAACAGGTTCATCATTACGAATCAAAGTGATGATTTCTGATGTGCCATCAGATTTCATCATAGTCCAACGCCCGGGATATTTTGCTTTTCGGTCAACAAAATGCATAATAGGGTTCACCTCCGCATATTGTATCTGAACAATAAAGTAAATGGTCCTTTGCCATCGCTTCAATGTCAGACAAAACTTTTTCTACTTGATTGATAACCGCAAAATGATAACTCAGCGCCTCGGGAGTTCCCGGAGTAGAACTTTTGCCACCGCATTTGAAACGAATGGCTTTCACGTTATCAATCCACCGAGTGGCATCCGCAATGGTCAGATAATCATTGATTGTCCAACCAGCTTCCACAGGCACAGTTAAACCGATTGTTCCTGAAAAAATAAGCTTGCTGTCGTCGCCGTAATAAGCGCTTCCATTTGTAATGTTGACGTAGTCGTTTGCGACGACCCATGAGGGTTCGACAGAGGGCGGGTAGAAGTTGTTGGAGGCGGCGAAATAGAGCTGGTATTCGACGCCCTTTTCCAGCGCGATGCTGCCCATGTCCAGCAC